GGCATTACTTCCCCTCCATAAAATTTAGCTTGCATTGCCATCAATAGGTTTCCCATCGACTAAAAGGTGAACACAGGCACGACCAAGTGGGCTGTACACACCATAAGGGCTGCCGTCTTTGCGGGGTAAAGCGCAGCACGCACCGCAATCATTGCAATCCCCATGTCTCTGTAAATTGCCTTCAGCATCAGGAAGGAAATAATAAGAGCAACCCGGAACAAGACTGTCAGGGAAAGGTCCGGCCTTGCAAAAACTGGGCTTATCCGGATGGATTCCGCAAGCGCAACGCCCCTCAAAGGACTCAATGCCAACTGCTTTAATTTTTTCAATTTCATCGGGTGTGAATTTTCTTTGTTCCATTCGTCATTCCTAACGCCTTTGCCAAAAGCTGGGTCCACATCATTGCATCCATGGGCCCGTCCAGCGGTTTAAAATTCCGGTCGTCAAAGTAAATGTCGGCATACACTTTTTTAGGATTGAAGTCCGGGGCCGGGTTAAAGTTTTGATTGTAGACATCAAACTCCACGCCATTTTTCCGCAGCCACAGGACGGCATCGGAAAGTGGTTTGCCTTCCCTGCAGGTCCAAAGAATGAGATGGCACCCAACGGCCTTGAGCTGCTTTAGGGTTTGGAGGGCACCAGGAATTTCCTTTCCAATCTCCGGGAATTCATGCTCCACAATGGTACCATCAAAATCAATGGCCAGGATCGGTTTGTTATCTGCCACGCCGACCAGCCTTCTTTTTAGCCCGTTTTTTCCGGGGTTTCTTTATCATTGGCGCTCCGGGCAGGCTTTCCCGCAATGTCTGTTTATGCTGAAACGACCGAATCCTTAAACCCGAGTCCAATGTGCTCGCTGGTGACAATGCTGTTTTTCCAGCCATGTATTCTCCTTTTTTTAGCTACTTTTTCGGCCACACATTCAGCACAGCCAACGTATAAAATTGATTTGTTTTTTGCCGTTAACAAAGTTTTGTTCATTTCCCACCAATCATGAAGTAAATAAGGACATCTTCCTAAATTGATCAGCTGAAAACTCATGCCTTTGGATAAATTACTTTTTTAATGGCACTTCTATTTGTCGGTTTCCGCTCAGTTCCGGAAATCATTGTGGTGTTGGCCATCGTGGACATCAGATGTTTTTTCACAATTTCCCCGCATTCAGGGCATTTTCCAGGCTCGTCATACTTAAACATAAAATCCGAAAAGTCATGGCCTTTGCTGCATCGGTATTCGTAATGGGGCATTATTATGTTCCTTCGATTGAAAATTTATCTGGAGGAGAAGTAATGCCAACACTTTTTATGGTTGTCGTATTCCCGGAGCCCACAAAAACCAACTGATTCCAACCATATCTTTCTCCATAATATTGAAGAACTTGCATCAATTCTTTTATGGTCATTATTTTCCTTTCTTTTTAGGTTTTCCGGTGGGCTTAAATCCGTGTTTCACGGCCTGGGCCACCTCCTCAAATTTGTCCCTGGCGGCCGGGCTCTTGAATGTCCTGACCTCACCAGAACTCATTCTCAGTTTCTTCTTCCCAACTTTCATTGTTTCCCTTTTTTAAAACAATAAGAACACAAATAATTCCCAGGATGGAAAGTAATATCCATCCTGAGACTATTATCAAAAGAATTTTAGCCATTGATTTTCTTGGTCTGATTGATGGCCTGGCGCAATCCGCCCTTATTTGTGATTCGATCCGTTTCCTGGCTCTGATTCACCAAATACTGCTGCTTCTTCTCCAGGCTTCCGAAAACGATTTTCTGACCATCCTTGGTGGTCACCGTCCGGTCTGCCTCGGTAATAGGAGCCGCGTCTGCAGGAGCGGGTGGCGATTCCGGGGGTGCATCTGGTGCCGCTTCCGGTGCTGGTACCGGAGGGGGTTCAGTTGGCTTTGGCGGAGCGTTTGGTGCCGGCGCCGGCGCTTCCTCAGTTTTGGGAGCCGCTTCTGCTTCGGCTTGCATCTTTTTTCTTATGGCCGGGTCAAGCGGCGCATCATTTGGATTTGGCATTATGCCTCCTTTTTTGGGTTGATAATAAACTCGGTCTCGCCGGGATTCAGCGGCCGATAAGCTTCTTCGAAAACTGCTTTCGGGGACCAACTGTGGTATTCACCGCCTTTGGGGTCTGGGTAGGCAACGTGATAGCCGGGCTTATCGTTCCCGGAATCAATGATCTCCCCGCCGCGTTCTTTGCCGAATTCATTTCTGGACATCGGCTCCGCTTTAATAATTTTTGCACCAAGATAGGGTTGCATGGCATCTCCTTTGTTAAGCTTACACAAATATAATTATTGTGTTGCCACTCCTCTATAAGGTGGAATTTTTCTTTCCAAGATTTCTGGATTCTCCCAGATGTTCCCGACTTTCAAAACCTTGCGTTCCCAATTGACCGGATCGAAATCCTCCCCAGGCTCGCCCATGGCATTGACCGCCGTCACATCCCATCGAGCGCCGTGCTTGAACCAACAAATTTTACCCATGCGGCCGGTGTCATTACGGACCAAATCACCATCGTATAAATCATTATTTGCTCGATCAGTTTTACCGGTGCCCTGCATCACAACCTCATCCTGGGCCCCAGTGGGGCTTAATTCGTACATATTCCCGTATTCCATGGTTTTCATGGTTCTGTCCCAGATTCGGATTTCTTTGATCATTCACATTCCCCGCTTTTATAAGTTTTTCAAAGTGAACCATCCTCTTTAATGTGGCCAGTCATTCGTAGCCATTCCTCGAATCCACCTAATAGTCCCTCAATGCCCCCCATTAAGATAGCCTCCCTTGGAAAGTCTGGAATTTTCTCTTGTTGGTAGCTAATAAATTTCATCCAAAGTGATTCGCCCATAGCATTCTCCTTTTTAAATAAATTTCCAATTCTCCCAATGATTAATCCGGGCCAGTCGTTCCCAATTGCGTTCGGCTCCTTGCTTGGTTAATAAATATCCTTTCATAAATAAGACTTGAAGTCCAAACAATTTAGGATTTTTAACTTCCCACCAAAAATGTGCATACGGCCGTCCTCCAAGCATTTCAACCTCAATCGGCCCTTCTGCCAAAGATTTTGTTTTCATTTTTCAATATCCTGTTTATTAATCATTGCGCTTCCATTATCGAGGGGCGTAACAATAAAAAGCTCTGTGCTGAATTTTTGAAAAGAACAATTCTTGTGGGAAATTGCGGCTTCAAGAGAAATCACTGCAATTCCCTCTTTAAGCAAAAAAGTACAGTGTTCAAAATTTATCTTTTCATCCAACCGGGTTCCTGGCCCCACAACTATGATTGCATTTAAAATTCCATTAGTTTTTTCCATTTAAACCCCCTCCTTCAAATATTTAATTTTCATTTGGCAGGCCTAACAGTTCGTAGAAAAATTGCTCCGTTGCATATTTAGCGTCATCATCAGCAACTATTTTAACTACCATGTCTTTTTCTAGACCCAAATATTGATATCCTTTATCTTCATATTGTTCATAAATAAAAAAGTCATAAATATTTTTCCAAAGGGGATTCTCAACCTCCCAATAATCCATTCAACCCACCTCCTTAGTAATTCGAGAACCATCTTTTACAGTATCTTTCTCGAAAAGCAATTCTCCTTCTTTTGTCCACCATTGCGGAACCATTCTAACAGGATCATCAAAGGTTTTTCCCAATCCCCGACGCTCCTCAGTATAAATCAGTTCAATTATCTTGGCCATTATTCTCCCTTTTGTGGTGCTGGTGCTAATGGACATGGCTTGTTTGCTTTTTCTTGGTAGTTCTCATACTTGCTGCTCCAATTTGCATAAAAAGCTACTGTTCCGCAATATTCACAGTAAACAACCAAGGAATAGCCGTCATGATCCACCTTATCACTTTTAAATTTATGTGCGTTCATCCTTCCCCCATGATTTCGGGGTCTGGTTTTTTGATTATCTGATATCCATTTTCTTTAAGATTATTGTGTAAAGACTCCGCCATTATTTGTCGTGGGTTTGGTTCCAGGGCTGCTCGGAGCTTTGCAATCAGCACATCTTTTTCTTGAATCCTATTCGCTAAGAATATTCGTTCCTTGACCGAACCGTCCCTCTCTTCCATCACAGGATCAAGTCTTTCCTTTTGGGCTTTGGCATAGTCGATTAGGGGCTTGAGGGATCTTGTAAAATGACCCATTAATATTTTACCGTATCCCATTTCGCCTAAATTTGCAAAAGATTCGCCAACATAAGTGTAAACATTTTGAGGATCATCCCCCTTGGCTTCCGGTTTTCCGGTAACTGCGGAAGAAACTACAGCGCACTTTTCAAATATTTCCTGATCACTTAAAGACTCCTCCTCCAAATCGAATTTGGCTTTTTCTAAGGCCTCGTCAACAGACAAACAATTTGAATCACCAAATTCAAAAAAAGCTTTTAAAAATCTATCCACAAATGTGTTAAAATCCGATAACATGGCTCGACGGTCTTTCATTTTTGCCTCCTTTTAAAGTCCACCACCCAAACCCGGGAATTCTGTTTGAACGAATCTATAGTCTGGGTCCTTGCAGCAGATTCCGGCCATTGGCTCGTCTACTTTGGACGAGAATCCGATATCATTTTTAGTGGAGACTATAAACCCACACTTATTGCAGCAAAGGCAGTGGGACCCCTCCATTGCTCGCTGGGTTGTCTGGGGCCAGGCATTGGAAATTACTTTGGAAAAATCGTAGCTCATTCCCCCTCCTTCATTTGGCCGCCTCGTAAAGACGCTGAACGCCCTGCTTGGTATCGTCTGGAAAAGTGCATTTAACCGATCCCCCGCCTGGCCAATCATAGGTTTTTCTATTCTTTGGATTCCTGACTATCCGGGCTTTTCTGATTTGAGGTTTAAAAACTGCAAAGCCTTTCAGGAAGACCTTGTTTCCCTGAATCAAATTCTTTTGAATTAATTGAGTGAGGTTTTTAAAAACCATTAAAACATCGACTTTGGTAAGGCCGGTTTTATCGGCAACGCAATTAACTAGCTCCAGTTTGGTCACGTTTCTCATTTGGCATCTCCTTTTTTAAAAGTTCACTCTTTTTCTTTTTATCCTCGAGCGCCGCCAATGCAGCAAAGCAAGCAGCTCGGGAAATGGTTTCGTGTTGGGCAAGGCCTTGAGGGGTTTGAGGGGTCAGCGGCATCATAAAAAACCCCACGGCAATAGATTTTTTATCGGGACTGTATTCCGTATTAGTAGCAAACCCGTGTTCGGACATTACGCTCTGGATCCGGATAGCGTCGTTGGGATTGCTCGAATAATAGGGAACGAGCTCAATATTCATTAACGGGCTGCCCCGGTGAATCTCATTCCAGAGCGTGGTAGTCACATAAGTGATTTTGGAAGGCTCCAGAATCATGTCATCATTGCTAGTATCGGGAAGATTTTTTTTATCGGTATAATATTTTAATCCCATGACATCGGTGTGCACCCGATAATCGAGGTCACGATCAATGTTCTTAATGGAATCAATTCTGGGAGGTGGCATCGGGATGGAGCTGTCTGAGAGAAATCATTCGATCTATTTCCTTTTTGCGTTCTTCTTGGGACATGGCTTCAACCGAGTTATCATTAAATTTTATTTTACCGCTGTGCTCTGTATGTAATTTTTCTCCGTACATTTTTGGAACAAATTTGGAGGCCAGCCATTTTCGGGCATCAACGCGGAGGCGGCTGCGCTGGACAACCTCGTGATTTATGATATCCTCGCCCTGTTTGTTGGTCATCCAATCATTGGTGCCATCGTCGGCCACATCCAGAATTTCCTCAATAAGGACCTCCACTTTATTTTTCCTGGTATCTTCGTATTTGCGCCTAAATTCGTCGTTTTTCTGGATATGATTCCAAATTGTGCGCACACCGATTCCGAGTTTATTTGCGACTGAATTCATGGACATCGAAGTAGAACCGTAAAGAAACAAAAAGTCAACGAGATTTTTTTGAGAAATATTGGGCCTACCGACTGGTCTTTTCTTTTTCTTGGATTTCTTTTTGGCTACACGTTTTGGTGCATTAAAGGCTGGCTGTAAATTGGATTTGGGATTTTTTAAGCCGGAAGGTGCTTTAACATTATCTTTCTTTTGTGCAGCCATTTTGAACAAATCTTTCGACCATAATCGGCCATGTGTTCTCTCAGCTATTAATTTAATTAAAATTTAAAAGATGGGGTAGCTTTTTGTCAATAAAAAAAGGAAAGAAACGTCGATTGACAAATTTATGGAATCTTCCTTGTTTAATTGACCATGATTGCCGTCAATTAGTGTGGTAAAATGGTGATATTTGTCAATTAGAAATTAAAATTATAAAAAAAGGCAACTGATTTACTTTGATTGAGATCGGTTGGATCTTTCAAAGGAGGTCGGTCGTTGGGAAGAAAGCGATGCCATCGAAAACTTCTTAGCAGACTGAACTCAATGCGCTAAATCAATTGCCTATTTAGGTAACTTTTACTCTGGGAATTAATATATAAAGATTTAATACTACACACACCACATTTCTTTCGGCGCTAATATTTAAAGAGTTAATATACATTCTTGTGCAAATCGTGCGTACATTTTAAGTTAAATCTTTGTCGGCCCTGAAAATTCAACGCGTCTGCATTCGCATCCAATATACCCGCAGATATAAATTAGCTTGGACGGCTGAAATTCAAAAACGCTGGTTTCTTCTCCCCAAAAAATCCATTCATGCTTGTGGTCGGTTTTAAACCGGCTTTCCATTTCAGGTCTCATTTAATTCCTTCATTTAAATAGGCCCGGATGGAATTGAACCATCGTTTCCAGTTTATCAGACTGGCGCCCTAACCGTTGGACTACGGGCCTGTGAAAGCATTTCGCCAACCCTCGCTTAATGCCAGCATTCCCTTTTTTACCCAGTCTCCCACTTTCGTAGAATCAGGGGGAATACTCCCTCCACTTAAATTTTAGGACCGCCCAAGGACTTTCACCAAGGGATTGCGGGAAGCCTGTCCTGGTCGCTATTCCCGCGTTTTGTAGGATTGGTTATCCACGTACCCACTTCGGCCTGCGTCTTTGGTAAGATTGCGACTCTTACTAATTCCGCCACGGTCCAAAAAAAAGCGCCAGGCCGCCGGCAGTGACGCCTAAACGGTCGTGATTTCCCAGGCAATCACTTGTCCTGGCTAAAAGGAGTGGGCATCCCCTCGTCCCCTGGGGTGAACCGGTGGGAGGGCTCCAGTTAAGGACTTTCAGCCCACATAAATTTAGCGGGAACCGGACTCGAACCGGTGGCCTTTGGGTTATGAGCCCAACGATCTACCAACTGATCTACCCCGCAATGATTAATTAACAACAGCAAGTCCAGATAATATGCCGGCGCCCTGACACTCGGGACACATCTCGGTTTGCCTATCCTGCTTATGATCTGTACAGAAAACCTCGATGTGACCATGGCCATCGCACATGGGGCACTTATCCGAAAATTTGATTTTCTTTACTTCCATACTATCAAAATACTTTATTCTGCCATTTAGTCAATATTTTAATACACAAATCTTGTGTTGACATTCGTGTGTATATTGTGTAGATTGTGTGTAGGTTGGATTTTTAACAAAGGAGTTTTTCAATGACGGTCAAAAAACACTTAATTCAAATGGTTAAAATGGCCAAAAAAGAAGGCCAAGGACATGAATTTATAACGAATAACCTTTCAATGACCGAAAGTTTTAAGAAGGAATTAATCGAAATTTATAAAAATTACAAACCCAAAAAAACCAATAAGTGAGGAAAAAGCGTTGAATCTCACTGATTTCACAAATAAGTATTGTCCAAAGCCATCTCCCTGGCCGGCATTGAATTGGTGTAAATCCTATAAATGCTGGACGGGAAAACTTCTAAACTGGAGATTCGTATTTGACATTCCTCCGGGTTTCGAGATTTATGCGTCCTTTTGCATTCATAATGGGCGCCAAGTCTGGATTAACAATGAACGGCTGGTGGCCATTACTCAAATCATTGGCGAGATTCGGATTGAAAGCTTTGGTGAGGTCCCTGCGTTTAAAACGTACATGGAACAATGCCGGAAATTTTACAAAATCAAATAAAGGAGGTCTAAATGCGTCAAGCAATCGTTCAACTTTACACCGGGAAATGTGAAAATAATGATAAACGTGATCCAATTTATGAAAGCGAACGGGTTTATTTTCATCAATGGGCGGTTTGTAACAGTGGTTCTATGGACGGTTTTGATTCAGAGGTTGTGGCAATCGTGGAGGATAGAGGGGGCGCTATTCACGAGGTCCCGACGCACAAAATTAAATTCATTGACGCACCAAAATAAAAAAGGAGGATTTAGATGCCAATCAAACCAAGGACTGAAAAGCCAACGCTTTTACAGTTTTCCGACTACCTTGAAGACTTGCATGAAAGGCAAAAGAGGTGGAAGAAGAGGGGGTTTTATTTTAAGCGATGGAAAGAGAAAGAATATTTTGATGATGATGTTTGTAAAACAGGAGCCTGTGCCATTGGGTGGGGCCTAATTGAAAAGCAATTACCGGGAATGCGCTTTTACCGGGGGCTCCCTGTTTATGATGGAGCCGAAACTTGTGACGCTGTTGCCAGTTATTTTAAAATAGAGTATGAGGAAGCTGTTACGCTTTTTACTAATGATCACGGAAGCTGGGAAAGTTTCGAGAAAGTAACTGCTCTCGACGTATCCAAGGCTATTAAGAAATTCTTAAAAGAAAGGGATTAAATGGAATTTAAAAAAGGTGATAAGGTTTTGGTGGAGGGGGAGATTGAACGTTCTCCCGACGGTGATGACCATTGTTATATTAATTTTGCTTATTATGCGGGGCCCAGAATGAAGACAACTGTATGCCAGTCTATTGTTTTAAAAGAATTTGTGCGTCCACTTGATAAACCCAAACCCCAAGGCAACTGCAAGCATTGGGAAGGGGTGAATTGTGGATCATGCGTGGCAGAGCATTGTCGGCATAAACCTGGAATGAATATTTCTGTCTCAATGTGGGAGAATTGCCCATTCCAAGAAACCCGAAAAGAAGCGCCGGGGGTGTGGGATGAGATTGAGAAAGAGTTTCTTGATCATTATCGAAGCTTGGGCAAAGTTCCAGACACGATCGCTCAATTTCAATTTATCAAAGACAGACTCAAAGAGAAAGGGCACGATATAAGATGAAATCAACCCGTCGAAATATTTATATCCAGGATGATCAGTGGAATCGAATGCGGGAAATCGCATTGGAGGAATCTCAAAGGCGGGGAACCAGTGTCACAATCTCCGACGTGGCCAGGGAAGGACACAATTTGAGAATCCGGCTGGCTGATCAGAGGAGGAAAAATGGAAGAAATTAAATTAAGAAATGGTAAAGTTGCTTTGGTTGATGATATTGATTTTGAATGGTTATCCCAATTTAAATGGCTCATTAGATATGATTCTAAAATTAAAAAACCCGTAGGAATTTTAAGAACCGCTTCAATTGGCAATCATTCTAATAATTGTCGTAAAAAAAACTATCATCTCCACAGAGAAATTTTGCGGGCTTGGCCATGGGACCGACGAGTAGTTGATCATATTAATGGAAATATTTTTGACAACCGAAAATCTAATTTAAGAATTTGTACCCAAGCTCAAAACTGTTATAATAGCCGAAGTTCAAAAGGGACTTCCGTGTATAAGGGGGTCTGTTGGAACAAGAGGTTAAAAAAATGGGTGGCTTATATCAAAAAAAATAGAAAACAAATTTATTTGGGTGTTTTTAAAAAAGAGGTTGATGCTGCCTGTGCCTACAATAATGCCGCCAGTGAATTGTTTGGATCGTTCGCTAACTTGAATAAATTAAAGAAATAATGCCCTTTTCTTTTTTTAAAGAAAAAACCAACTTTGGAGACCCTATCCAAGCTAAAATATATTTGAAGAATCATGAATTCTGTGAAGTTTGCCAAAAAAAACCTGCCATCGAAACACATCATATAATCCCAAGTAAAGCCAACAAAAAAATCGAAACCGCGGCTAATTACCTGGCGGTCTGCCGGCCTTGTCATCATAAATTAGAGAATATGAATTGGTGGGATCGGGTTAAATTCGGACTGGAAATCAAATTCAGCTATGGGCAATTCTTATGAAAAATTACATGGTTTTCGAAACAGATCCTTATGATCCAACCCCATGGGAATATGGTTTTAAAGGGGATTTTGATACTCTGGAAGAAGCCAGAAAAGTTGCTCGGAGATTTTCAGATTATGAAATCGTGAGCACAATCAAGAAACGTGTTGTCGAGGATCAGGATTATAAAAAGAGAATTGAAGCACCGCAAATGGAGTCTGGCCCGGCTTTTCAAGCGGCTCAGGAACGGGCAGCTTATGAATGGTCAGAGTCTATTCAGAAAATCTTAAACAGGGCACAATATCTTAATCAGAAATTACGTCAGACCGGGGCCGAAGACCAGGCGCCTGGGATGGGGTTTCATCAGAAGCCTTTTTTGGATCTTGATGATTTTTCTGGGGGGATTCTACCCCCGATATCATCGCCTCCCGATTCAATACCGAAATTGCCCAAGACGTGAGCCTGTGCTTACCGCCGGCCGCATCTTTCCACAATTTTTTCTGAGCTTTAAAACACCGGATGTGAAGCCGGTCGTCTTTTATTTTTTTTTTCGCCATTATTTTTTTCCCATTTTTTTTTGCCTTTATAAAAAGTTCAAAGGTTGGCATGTTTTTTTCGCCATTATTAATCCTTATATTCTGCCGTTATATTTGTGATGTCACTTTCAGGCACGTATTTAAAAGAATCTTGGACAACTTCCATCCCAGTTTTTGTGAAAAACTTTTCCCCACGCTTTTCAATCGCACCTATTTCTAAAAACTTATCGAATAAAACCGGAGGTAAAATCATAACTGGGATTTCCCTTGAAAATTTATAATACTCTTCATTTTTTTCCCCCATGTATATTAATTTAAATCAATTCTTTAGAGATGGCAACACATTTATTCGTTTGCTTTTTGATTCGCATTGTGTATATTGGGGGCTGTGATGCTTCGAATTTCAAAAGAAATTTTTGCGTAAAAGCGGTTTTCCGCCGGTCCCGGTAATTCTTCGGAGTGTCACAGCCGGGACCACGCTTTATTTAACTGTTGATTTTTGAATGAAAAAGATAATTCTTCATTTATGTGCTGATATTGGATCAGATTCAAAGCCTTATGCAGATGCCGGATATGATGTTCGATTAATCGGAAAAGATATTGGCGTCGAGAATTATTGTCCTCCATGGAGGGTCCATGGAATCATTGCAAATCCTCCGTGTACCATGTTTAGCCTCGCCAGGACAAAGGCAAAAGAGCCAAGGAACTTGCGCAAAGGTATGATTTTGGTGAAAGAATGTCTCCGGATTATATGGGAATGCAGATATGAACCCAAATATAAAAAGGATGGCGCCCTTAAGTTTTGGGTAATTGAGAACCCTACGGGTATTTTAAGGCAGTTTCTTGGAATGCCAGCAATGACCTATAATCCCTATGAATACGGACACCAGTACACAAAGAGCACAGACTTGTGGGGGTTTTTTAATATTCCAAAAAAGAAAAGGTTACCCAAAACAAAGGGTTTACCTTCAATTACCGACATCATCACAAATAATAAAAAAGCAAAAAAATCAATATGTCCAAGTGGATTTGCAAAAGCATTTTTTGAGGCCAATAAATGAAATGGTTTAAGCACCTTTCGGCAACACACAGCGATCCGGATTTCATGGAGGCCGAAATGATTTTCGGAACAGCTGGCCCCTATGTTTTTTGGCGAACTCTTGAAATTTTAGCCAAAGAGGATGCTGTTGAGGAGCCATTAGAAATCAATAAAAAGGTGTTTAGGCGGTACTTTCCTGGTATAAAATCGGGAACACTTTGGAAGGTTCTTGGGTATTACTCGGACAAAAGGCGTATAAACATTGTACATAAGGCGGAAGAATATATAACCATCTTTTGTCCCAAACTTTGTGATATATCAAGCGATTACAGCTCAAAAGTTCGAAGAGACTCCGAATCTACTGAGGTAAAGTATCCACCCCAGAAGAAGAAGGAGAATAAGAAGAAGAAAGAGAAGGAGAATATACCCCCTATAATCCCCCAAGGGGATTGGAGTTCTAATTTTACACAAGTTTTTTTGTTTTTTATGGAATATCGAAAAAACAAAAATAACCCAATGACCCAGCATGCAATTAATTTAATGATTGAAAAATTAAAAAAACTATCGAATGGAGACGAACAAACTTCCATTGATGTCTTAAACCAAAGCATTATGAACGGATGGACTGGTGTGTTTTCGTTGAGCAAAGATTTTAATAAAAATAATTTCGGCCGACAAATACCAACCCAAGAAATTGCCGAAGATACGGCAAAAATGATGGAGGATTTCAAATGACAGTAGAGTTGTTTCATCAAAGCCTTACCATGCTTCAATCTTATTTTAATCAAAAAATTGAAAAAAAGGAGGTTCTTCATCTTTATTGGGAGAGCTTAAAGTACATTGACAACACAGCTTGGAATTCTATAATCCAAAATATCATCAATAATTTCACCCCAACATCAACGACAAAATTCCCGCTAATTAAGGACTTTTTGTCAGCTGGCGGACAATCTGGCGAACACATGGCCCGAAACATGGTTGGCGTTCTTCGGAAAACAATCCACAAATTTGGGGCATATGAGTCAATTGACTTCCAGGACCAGGCACTTCACAACGTGGTTATCCGATATGGAGGGTGGATTGAACTTTGCAACTGGACTGAATCAGATTGGAAAATGAAGGAAACCGCAATCATCAAAAGCTATGAATCTGAGAAATCTGCGTGTCCCGGCCCATCTTCTAATCACTTGGCTGGAATCCACGAACAAACCAATGAATCCCGAACTCCGATAAAAATACGGCCAATTTCAAAGTCTGAGAGGGCTCAGATTAGCACTGGGGCTCAAATGCTTACCGATCTGGCATCAAAAGTCTTAAAAAAGGTAGAATGACCTCATCGAACCCAAAAATCGGCGTAATGGAGCTTAAATTTGATTGGGTTTGCAGAGATCCAGGCCATTCTATGAGCCTAAATATTAAACAAACCAGATTGTTTTTTATGGATGGCAAGGGTTATCGGCTTTCCGGATGTGATCAATGTATTGCTGATTTTTTAGTGGAGGAAGATTGAAAAAGGAGATATTATGGTGAGTTTAGAGAAAATAAGGGAGAGAAAGGTTGGCTGTAACTTGTTTTTCGTTGCAATCACCAAAGGATTAGATATTGATGATGTTTTTAGCTTAGATTCGGTGGATTACAAGTGTTTACTGGACCAATTAGCATGGGAGGAGTATGATAAGGGGTGATTTGGAAGTGGTTGAATAACTTAAAAAAGGAGCGAAAAATGGATGATGAATATCCGGAAGAAACTAAAAGAACTTTTGAAATCCTGGAAGACCACGGTATTTCTGTTAATGATTTTAAACGAATCGTGGAAATGGTCTATGATTCTGAAGAATATTTGTCTGCGATATCAAAAACCAGGTGGTTTCTCGGGGTCTGTGAATTTATAAAATCCATGTCCTGGGAGATAAATCCAGGAATTAGTAAGCTCCAGCACATAAATGAAAACCTGGCCAAAAAAATCGATCAACAGGAAGATGAAATCAAAGTCTTACAACATTCGATTGCCCAACAAAAAGCCACTATTTTGCATCAGGTTGGGCAGAATAAACAACTTGTCCGGGAAATGAAGGGTATGGAAACCCAGGAATTTTTAAAACCAAAAATCACTGATGAATTTATTTTGGCAAATCAGAAGATCAAAATGCTGGAAGCCGAGCTGGAACAAGGAAAAAAATCTGGGTTTTCCGTTGTTGAAGAGAATCCGGATTCGGGGCAATTCATGGGCAGAATCAACGCCTTGGAATCTGAACTGCATGGACTAAGCACCGAATTTGTAAATGCCAAAAACGAAATCGATGTCCAATCCAAAACAATCCAGGGAGTGACAACACGAAACTCACAACTCCTGAAGGCCAAAGAAAATTTAAGACAGGCCATTATTCATATGAGCGCCAACGATACTCCAAGGATTGAGGTTCTTCGTCATGACATAAATGAGGCTGCCAAGTATATGGGATTAAAGGTTTTGGAGGAAAAAAAGAAAGCTGAATTTCCATGTATAATTTGTGGTGCCATAGGTGGCTATGATGCAATCAAAAAATGTAAAGGAGAAAAAGTGTGCCCATTTGGGATGAACTCCATTGCGGAAATAGAGGGGGATCCTGATGTCAGATAACAAAGAGATTAAGAGGACTATTGAAAAAATATACCACGACTCTATTGAAGAACCGCCTTTGTCCCTATTACAATTTGAAGAACTTTTAGATCCCATAGTGGAAATCATCCAACGTGAAACGGAAAGGGCCAGCAAATGGGAAAAGCTATTTGAATCCAGAACCGAGCAATGCAAAGAATTAAGCGCTAAGGCCCAGGAGTGGATTTCAGTTAATACCCCACCAAAGAAAGATGGCAAATATTTGTTTTGGGATAAAAGATCCAATTGGGTCGATACTTGTTACTTTGAACACGGCAACTGGGGTTATGACCGGGTTGATATGTGGCAGCCATTGCCCGATCCACCTGAGAATAGATTGCCAAAAACAGTCAAAGAAATTACCGACGAAATTAATAAACCGGGATAGGGGGTGGTTATGGAAAAAGGGTGTAACAGACAATTTGCCGTTGAAACAATGCAATACCCTGATTATAGGTGTATTGATGGAAGGCTATGGGATGATGATAATTGTGATGTAAATGGGAATTTGTACACACCAGAAGACCCGCCGCCATGCCCATACTGTAAGCCGGGGGAATTTGAGAGTCAGCAAGATGCTGAGTCTTATAAGGAACTGGAATGGAATAACTTCAGAGGAAAGGGGTAGTTGATGGAATGTGAAGATTGTGGCCGCAAAATGTATAGGGGCCTTTGTGTTAATTGCCATGAAGAAGCCTATATATTTGAAACACAACTTGACAGCTTACCAGAGAAATTATCTGATGATTTCATTTCCAAGGTAGGAAAGCAGTTGCGTGACAGGAAAGAAAGAACGGGCATGAATTTGCCAAAAAGAGATTTTAGCAAGGAGGTGGGTTGAATGGCCGTAGCAGAATACTGTGATTGGGAACTTGATGGAATAAACGATAATGATGTAGAGATATGGAAGGGGACTTGTGAGGCGCTTATGATAGAGCACCCAACTAAATGGAATTATAAATTCTGTCCTTATTGCGGATGTAAAATAAAGGGGAATAATGAAAATTAAATCTTTGGAAGAAAAGATCCAAAAAAAGATTGGCGAACTCGAATCCTTAGCCTATCAGCCAGGCACGTTCTATTGCCCAAAATGTTCATGTGTCGTGCACCAAAGATCAATCTCTATGTCTCAGTTCGAGATAGGAACAACAAAAAAAGACCGGACTGATCCTCAATTGTGCCCCAACGACTGCGGAATATTAGAGCCAGAGACTTATAAAAATATTTGCAAAGGCCAAGATGGGGTTATAGATAAACTCTTTGAATTTCTGGAGTCCAAGAGCTTAATAAAGGAATATCATCAATGGAAAGAGACAAAAGTTAAGGGGGCGAATTAAATGGAAAAGAAAATAACTACTAGTGAATTAAGCTTAAAAATCTTGCACGATGGAGGGTTAAATCCTTGGGCCGTACAGTTACTTACGGAATCTTTCAATAAGATAAAGTTTGCATTACCCCCGGAGGGCGTGAGCTTCGTTTTTAACAATGTAAGAATTCAACTTAAAAGCGAGCCTATACCAGAATCGGAGGTGGAGTAATGGCAGCACCACTGGATGAACTAATAACACCTTGGATAAATCTCGAAGCGTATCAGGCGCTTTTAAAGGGAGTCAAGAAAAAGCCAAAAGAGCCAAAAAGAAAAAGGGATAAAAATGACTGAAAAAGAAGAAGACGGACTTGACACCTTGATAATCCACAACAAATGTGGGCTGCCAATAGAATTTTGCGAATGCCCAGACGCCACTATTAAGTATGATTGGGATAAAGGGGTTTTTAATGTGAAGGAAAAGGAGAAAGAATGACTGAAGAAAACGAATTGGTGATGACGCCCGGGGGTAGCGAGAAGCTCCTGGAAATGGTCCGGATCACCTGTAAAAATGCTGATGCGTTAAGTGGTCACGCAATTTCCCGGGCTGACATGAAGGATGCCATGACTCCAGTGATTGAGTATACCCGGGCCTTGGAATGGCGCACAGTTCAGCAAGCCAAGGATATTGAAATTTTAAAAAAACAAATTAAGAATGCCCCACCCGAAACCTGGTGAGCCCTGGAAGTGCTGGCAATGCGGGGCCTGCTGCCTCAAAGCCGGCAAAGTTTACCCGGAATTGGATCGAGGTGATGGCGGATGCAAACATCTATTGGACAACATGAGTTGCTCAATATATGACAATCGGCCGGAAGGCTGCATAATTGACCGAAAAAAATTTAGCGACAAGGAGATAACCGAATGGTGCACGAATCTGGAAACCCTGATGAAAAAAGACCAGGGATCCCAAGAAGACAGCTTGGAATAGAATTCCAAAAAAACTTAGAAGAAAGCATCGAGATGGTAAAAATGATAAAGAAATTGGCCAAAATCAGAATCATTTGTGCCAGACATAAGGCTTTAATTAATGAAATTTTAAAGGTTTTGGATGAATAGGCTTTATTTGTGTTGCCGCTTGTGTTTGACAACACAATAGTATATCTTAATAAAAGGTTGGATTAAACAAAGGAGGTTTGATGGTCGAAGTTCTTTCAATTCCCAAGGAAAATTTGAGTCATGAACAATGGCTCAATGAACGTCGCAAAGGCATTGGCGGGTCCGATGTCGGTGCCGTCGTTGGCGTAAATGAATATCGGTCCCAGAAGGATGTCTGGGAGGATAAACTGGGTATCACCCCCCATTGGGGGGGCAATGAGGCCACGGAATGGGGCGTCCGCTTAGAAGATCCCATTGCTGAAAAATGGGTTGAGGATCAAAAGCGGGAAGTCCGGAAAGATAAAATTATTCGCATCCATTCTGAATACCCGGAGCTCCTGGTCAACCTGGACCGGGAAATAATTGATAACAATGATGGTCGGGGGCCCGGGGTGCTGGAAATAAAATGTGTTTCCGAAAATATGTACAAAGCCTGGCAAGAAGAAATCCCTTTAAATTATTATTGCCAATTTCAGCATGAGCTGGCTGTCACTGGCTGGAAATGGGGAGAATTTGCTTTGTTGGTTGGCGGCCGGAAATTTGAACGGCTGGCCCTGGAACGGGATGATGGTTTCATCAAAGAAATGACCACTGAATGCCATGACTGGTGGCATAAATATGTGATTCCAAAAAAATCTCCACCCCTCACCGCCGGAGAATTGACCAAGCTCACTGTATATTATGAGGGTGAAAGCATTGAAGTCAGCCAGGAGGTCGTTCAATATTGCGAAGATTATATAAAAAACAATGCAGAAATCAAGATTCTCGACGATAAAAAAGAAGATTTGAAAAATCAAATTAAGGTGGCTTGTGGTGAATATGAAGTCATCAAACACAATAGCATCACAATCGCCACATTTAAATTGGGCAAGCCCCGGCATTATACCGTAGATTCCCCGGCTACCCGGACTCTACTTGTAAAAAAACAAAAAGCTTTAAATAAACGGAAAAAATAAACGGGAATCTTAACAAAGGAGAAAATATGGCCGGAACAAAAGATATGGCCGCAGAATCCATGCAAAGCCAACTCACCGGAAAATTAACTACCAGTCGTGAAAAAAACAAATCAGAAACTCTGATTAAGTTGGAAAAATCCTTAACCGATATTGTATCAATATCACCAAAGCATTTGACAGAAAAACGTATTTTTAAGGTTGTTCAAGCAACTTTAACCAGAAATCCCATACTTTTAGATTGTTCTCCAACCTCAATAATATTGGCTGTTAAAGATTCTTGTCAATTAGGACTTGAGCCTGACGGGCCCTTACAACAGTCACATTTAATCCCGTTTAAAAACGGAAAAACCAAAAAGATGGAAGCTACTTTTATTGTTGGATACCGGGGGTACATTGATCTGGCTTATCGATCAGGACAGCTTGCCAATATTCATCCCGATGTAGTTTATGAGGGTGATCTTTTTGAATACGAATTTGGGTCCAATGGCCACTTAAAGCATATCTATGGAGACAATCATGGCGTCGGAAAACCTAAATTCTTTTATTGCTACACCAAGCTCATAAATGGTGGGTGTGAATAGAGCCAGAGAAATGTCTAAAGCAAAAGATAGTGGCCCCTGGATTAATAATTTTTCTGCCATGGGAAGAAAAACTGCCATACGCCGACATTCAATACTAATGCCTATGAGCGTTGAACTGCTCGAAGCAATCGATCATGATAATAAAGTGGAATATGGAGAAGATTTTGCCAATGTTACTACGGCTGAGGCTGAGATTGTAACCGATGAAAAACCAACAAAACCGAAGCCAACAAAACCGGCCGCAAATAAAACTGAAAAACCAGCGGAATATCCAACTCCAAAACAATCTACTCCCATTACTGATCTGGAAGCCGCTCAAAATGAATACAGCATATCATGCGAGGGCTTGCTTCAAACGGCAGGCAAAGAGTATACCAATAAATTACTTTTCAGTTTGTTCCCAAATCAGCAATCATTACTTGGTGCCACTCTGGAACAATTGCAGCTGGCAAAGAAAACTGTGGATGATGAAATAGAAAGAATTCATAAGGCTGGGGAGAATAAATAATTTAAAGGACTGTATGGCGGAAATACAAAGCATATCCAAACTTTGTCTGGGGTACCAGTGGTAGACGCGCAGGGGTCACCCTGTGGGCTTTCAGCCCGTTCAGGTTCGAATCCTGGTGCAGTCTTTTTTAATTTGGCGTAATAGTGGGGTGGGCTTTATCGAAAGGTTTAGCTACGTTGTGAATCTTCGGGTTTGCAATGCTTTAGTCATCCCATTACGCGCCATTTAATTTCTGTGCGGTTAAACGACAGGGAATGCAGTTTGTTTTCAGATACCACCGGCCCGAAAGGGTTCTGCACTATGAAAGCAGGCAGAGGGGACCAAGGGCTTACCCGTCTTTGGGATGCACCGCCGCAACAGGTGAAAGCCCTGTATTAATTTGGGACCGGCCGAAAGGCGACAATGATACTTCCCAGGGGTGGAAGGCCAAAAAGCCCTGGCGGTCCTTTTTAATTGCGTCAAAGGAATTGTTATGCGAAAACTCTTAGTACATACCCGGAACGGTCTTTTCGTAGTGCCAATTGGATTATTACACGGGTAGAACCGTGTCCACCGGCCCGGTTCCTTTGGCCTTAATTTGATCCATGCTGAGATACATTAGCCATGTGGCGTGTAAAACGATCCTTCGGGTGACTTAGTTTAGCATGGACACATTCCGCCGGCAGACCGGATGTTTGAAAAATATAGTCTGCTACTAATTTGGTTAAGGGGTATGGGTGCCATAGGAAACGATGGGCTGGCTTGAGTTGAGCCTGGAAGCCCTAACCCCCTTGGCCGCTATTAACGGAAGGAGAAGAAGCAAAATGAGTGTATTTGATAATTTTAACCAAAATGAACGAGAATATAAATTAGCTGGCGGATTATATGATTCTGGTTTTGTTCGATTTTCATCGAATGAAATTCAAAGCGTCGGTCCTATGTATGATGGTACAATGGTAACTTTAAAAAGCGGAAAAACTTATATCCTTAAAGGTAGGAATTACGGAGTATGAGAAAAGCTTTTTTTACTTGGCTTTGGCAATTCGCTGAAAAACACAAAATTAATTTGGGTCCACTTGCTCCCTACGTATTTGGGGAAATGATTGGAAGAAAGGGTAAGAAATTAGACTAAAAGGAGAAAAAAATGGAAATGGGTGAACCCCCTGATTTTATTAAACGAATGCTTGGAATTGGCGGCAATGATTTTGTGAATCTGAGATATGCTACCGATTCAGAATCAATGTTACTGGATAAAGCCGCTGATTTCCAAGAAAAAGCAAAAAAATTAAACGCTGAGGCCAACACTTTGATTGAGGCCGCCAATGTTGAAATTAAAATGAATACCAAAATCCATGACCGTCCCTTGAGGATATGTCTGGAGAAAAAAACAAAAAAATGGATAATTGAAGTCATGAAAGAACCCGAAAAGGAGGAATAATGGAAACAGCTATTCAAATAAATCCGTTAAAAGAAATCGTGGACAAGAGTGGCTTGGTTGGGAGCAAGGCCCAGGCTATTTTGGATCAATTCCATGATTATTTTAAAATCGCTGCCGAATGGGAAGAAAGGGCCAAATTCATCAAAGTCACTGACATATCCCAGGAAACCGACATGAAAATTGCTCGAACCGGACGGCTATTTCTCCGGGAAAAAAGAATTGCAATTGAGAAATCACGAGTAAAATTAAAGCAGGAGATAGTGCGGGAGGGTAAGGCCATTGACGGCATTGCCAATGTTTTGAAAGCTTTGATCGTTCCCATTGAAGAATATTTGGGCGAACAGGAAAAGTTTGCGGAAATTGAGGCGGCCAAGGAAGCCCAAAGAATTTTGGCTGAAAAAAGAGTGGCTGCAGAAAAAGCAGCTGAGGAACAACGCTTAAAAGAGGCTGCCGAAAGAATGGCTCAGCTCCGGAAACAACAGGAAGAAAATGCTCGTCTGAAAAAAGAAGCCGAAGAAAAGGAAGCCCAGCTGGTTAAGGAACGGGCCGAAGCCGCAAAAAAACAGCAGGAGTTCTTGGCGCTTCAGTTGAAAGAACGCGAGGAAAGAGAGGCTGCCGAAGCCAAGGCCCGGGCCGAACGTGAAGCCATCGAAAAAAAGGCGGCCCTGGAAAAGGCGGAAGCTCAGGAACGTGAACGGAAATTAAAGGAAGAGGCTGGGGCCGCAGAAAAAAAAGCAGCCCAAGAACGATCCAGGCTTGAAGCCGAAAGGGAGGATCTCCAACGGAGAGCCTTTGCCGCCCAGAAAGAAGCAGAAGCCAAGGAGCGGGAAGCCGTAGAGGCCGCGAAAAAAGAGCTTGCACAAATGGTTCAGTGCCCTAATTGTAATCATAAATTCAATCCACATGCATGACGACAATTTTCACTTCAATCCTGGAATCCTTCGGGAGTTTGGTTTGCCGGCCCCAGAAGGAGAATATTTCTTTCATCCGAAAAGACTCTGGCGTTTCGATTTCGCCTGGACAAAATCCAAAACTGCGATTGAAATTAATGGAGGCATCTTTCGCAAAAGGGGCGGCGCTCACCAGGGAAGAGGTCATATTCGTGACATGGAAAAATTCAATGCGGCAATTGAACTTGGGTGGGTAGTGCTCCAATATGTACCAGGGAAAATTGACTATGATCAGGTCAAAAGAGTCCTGGTTAATCGAATGTTTGCATTAAATATGAATTTTAAACTTAAACCAAAGGAGGACGATGATGTCAAAACAATCGAAGAACGGGAAAAAACCACTAATCAAAGTACCTGATTCAAAAATCTCTGATCAGGATAAGGAGCGGTATAAATTCCAACGGGCGGCCTTGAATGCAATTTTGCAAAATCCTGTTATGGTCGAGAACACCAAAACCGTAGAGGGGGCGTGTATCTTTGCTTGCAAATATTCTGCTGTAATGATGCGCTTCAAAGACATGACTTATGAACAATTATTTCCTCCGCAAAAACCAGCCCCCCAACCAGACATTCCAGCTGTGAGGCAATAATGCTGACCGACTTTCCCCGATATAATTTGGAGATTGAGCGGTTTAAAAAAGGGAAACTATATTCAAAAATATATCGTAATGCCATTGAGTTTATTCAGCTTAATGGAAGAAAAAATAAGCCCGTTTCATCAAAAACATTGGAAGAATATTTCGGAATTGGTGGCAAATCATTAAGAACAATTGTTTCGTTTGCTCGATGTGAGGATGGTTTTCCAATCGGATCAAATAATGATGGTTACTTTTGGGCAAAAAATATTGATGAAATCAATGACACGATCAATCACATGGAGGAGCGTGCGTTTAAAATTCAGAAGGCAGCGAACAGTTTGAAGGAAGCGTTTGCCACTCAGAATCAGTTGAGTTGTTTATGAGTTAAGGGCCTCCTTGCCCTTTTCCAACCGAAGGTGCTGGGGAGAAATCCTCAGCCCTTTTTTTATTTCCGGGCTATTCCATCCCTAATGAACATAATGGCCAAAGCTTGAACCAGAGATTCAAATGCGCCAGCATAATCCTTTGCGATGGCATCATGAACGGCTTTCCCAAGCATAGGCAGGGCGGCCCCTAAAAAAGTTTTAGTCAATCCGATTCTTTTTAAGAATCCCATATTTACTCCTTTTTAAATAATTTGTTAAGAACATCCATAATCGCAGAGAGCGACCGGACAAAATTATTTGATTCTTTTCCACTCGAAAGCCTGGAAGGTTCGGGCTCCACAACAGGCGCAATCTGTTTATCCATGGCGGTTACACCCGGCCGGTAAATAGGATCATAAACGCGGTTCCAGTCCCAATAACGACCAATGTCGATTTTTCTTCCTGGAGAGATGTGTTCGTGCGATATAAACATATCTTCTTTAATATCCCGACGCCTCACAATATCACCAGTCTTTATAATCACAGTTTCGTACTGGTATGGCGTGAATTTTGTTCCATCCATTCCAATCACTGCGACTGTAACTGATCGATTGTTAGTCCACTTCTTTTTCTTATGAAATCCGGATTTAATTTTCCATTTGGACCTCCCGTTTCCTATTGAGGCAAACGCTTCCGGAACCAACTCAACCCATTCACCCTGCCGGCCGACCATAAAATTATAGGAAAATCCCATGTCCTCCAGAATTTTAATGCAGCGAGCCAAATTAAATGGCTCTTGGGGCATCACATTAATTGCGCTAATATAATGGAGCACAATCATGTCAATCGGAGTGTTTTCCCGGTCTTGAAAGTGAGCAATGTGATTTTGCATTGTTATCATTTTACATGCCTTTTATAACGGTTATACTCGGAAACCGAGATTTCTCCAAGCCTGAATTGATCATCCAAACCTTTCCGAGCCTTGCGTTTAGCTGCTGTCCGACGTTGCCGAAACACATTTGGAACCAATCCTTTTTCTTTATCCATATACTTTTGAATCTTCCCTTGATTGGATGGGCTTTTGGTATACCATTCAAAAAATTTTGCAGCGTTGACAGCATCATCACTATTCATCCATTTGGACATTTTCTCCATTTCCCTGGTTTCTTTGATGAGATGGGCTTGAATAGGTTTAACTATCAAATTTTTGGGTGAATCGTATGGCACCCCGGTAGCGGATCCAGCCATTGATGCCAGGCGATCCATGGTATACCAAAAATTCTTTTCCCAGCGCTCATCATATTTTTGCTTTTGCTGTTTGAATTTCACTTTTTCCTTCTTGGTCATTGCCGATTCACGCTTGGTTTCTTCTTGAAAAACTTTATCAGTAATTAAATTTTTAATATTGGCGCCGGTTTGGAGTAATTCTCCAGTGATTTGAAAGCCCGGAACATTGAGTGGATCCCGTTTCCCCCATGGTTTTTTCTGCATTTTATCCTTGAGATTTTTCCAAAGATCCCCAACCACATAATAATTCCCGATAGCCGTGGACACGATTTTATCAGCAATGTACCCAAGCTCATCCACCAATGTGTATTCCTCGTCGTCGTCATCAAGTTCCCCAAATCGGCCAAACATTAAATCCCGCCCACGATCCACCAGGTACAGCAATAAACCTTGAATAAGGAAAACAATTGAGGCATCCCCTACCAATCGGGCTTTATCAGCCGCCATTCGCTCAGTGCGTTTGTATCGTTCCATCGCCCGACGGATAATCATAACATTTTTATTCCGCTGACTGGTAAACATTGTGATGCCATTCATTAAAACACTGGTACTCCTCCCAATTTCAGAACGATCTATTATATCAAAAGTGGGTTGGGTAAGGCGTACAATTTCTTCAGTTCTTTTAGCTGTAAGTCTCATTAGTTCATCATTTGAAATGTTTGGAACTTTTTCTTTGACTTCAGATTTTGCTGCATTCCAAATTCTACTTACAGCCAAAAAGTCAAACTTGCCAATTCCGGCCATAACAGTACTAATCATTTTATCCCGAAAAGTTCGATCATCTGCATTTACCAATTTCCTGGCTTCGACTGAGGCCATCATTTCGCCCATTTCTTTATTCATTGCCCCTTCAAAACGGGCCCTCATCCTGGAGCTCCATTTAACCATTTCTTCGAGTGGTGCACCTTTGATTGCGCCTTTGACCCAATGTTTGGCATCCAATTCAGTCAAGGCCCCCATGTAGGAAATGGGCTGTTTCATAATGACCCAGGGATTAAGCCCGAGTTTTGCGATAACAAAGTTGTTTTTTAATCCCCGCAGTAAATTATCGATGTGTTCCGCTCGGAAACTACGGCCCTCCAGGTCTTGCAGGTATCCATGCAAATAATCGATGTAATGTTTCCCATGCCGGAAAGTAACCTGGGTCTGAAACTTCTGATCCCGTAAAAGCATTTTGGCATTGCGCAACGGTTTGGCCAGGCCAATATAAGAACTGGATCCCCGGATTGAATTGGCAAGCGCATAAAACACGTCATCCAAAATGATTCCATTTTTAGCACCCTTCCGCTCTTGTAACATGCCCATTGCTTCCAAGCTGTTCACATTAAACGATTGCATGCTGGCCGGCGTATGCTTCATTTTCAATTCATCCCGTTTGATGGTAACCGGATTAGCCCGGATCGGAAAGTAATTCTCTACCGTGGCCAATTCAAACCCATTAAGCTCGACACTGGCCTCATTGATCGCCTTCTGTTGGATGTCATTAAAAAAGTTATGGACCACCGAGGCAACTTGTTTTTCCTCTTTGGTCAGGGTCTTGGTAATGGCCTGAAGGTCTCCGCCATCAATCTTAAAAATCATTTTATTGTTTCCAGGGAACGCAAAACCACCTTTTAAAAGATGATCCAGGTTCTGTTCATTGAGGGTATGCAAATAAAGACTGATTACTTCCCCTGGGGCAAAGGTCACATGCTTTTTAAGACTGGGCAAATAAATCCTGCGGGTATCAACAAATTTACGCTGTTTCTTTGCCGTCGGATGAAAATGCCGGCTCATTTTTGTGGTGTCAAGGCCTCTTAAAGTCTGAGCAAAATAATCCTCGGCGCCCTGTCTGAATGCCAAAGTTTTGTTATGGCCATCGTTAATGCCCTCATAAAAAACCTGCCGAACCATATCTTTTGGATCCATTTCATTATAGGATTCCCTGAATCCGTCCAGGATTTCAGTTACTAATTCGGCATTATAAGATTGGGTTGTGAAGAATCGTACCAATCCATTGGCATCCCGGCTTTTAGTGTAGGTGCCCAGATCAAAAGCCTCATCCCGACGGGCAACAGACCAGCCTTTGGGTCGGGCATACCCCTCGGCTTTAGCAAATTCCTTAAATATCTTTGCTTTGGATCCGTCTTCATTAAATGCCACCCATTGCATATCCCCGGTTTTTTTCAAGTTTTCTACCGCTTGATCCCGGGCCTTAAAAAAGTCCATGTACCGGCCCTTCATGATCAATTTGTTTTTTAATTTATTCAGGGCAATCAGTTGTTTAACGCTATTCGTAATTTCTTCAACGTCTTCCACCTTCATATCCGCAACAGGGGTCTTGGAAAGCAAGGACAATCGGGCCAGCTGACCATCTGGAACCATGTGATCCGGATCCGATTCAATGTGTTTTTTCAGACTTTCCAGCTTGGAAATTGTTTTCCGGGTAGGGGTAACTAAACTCAGACCATCCAAAATACCGCTGATTGTATTGGCAAATTCTGGCCTCATTTTCTTGATATTGGCCTTTTTTACCACTTTTTTCAGGGCTGTGATCGCAGCGGATTTCCGGGACTTTCCTTCCACAATATCGATCATGTCAATGACCCGACGCAACGGAACAACAGTGGTAATAGGCCGAATTCGGCTCAGGATTTTGGCCCGGTCTTTGGGATCCAGTTTCCGGGCTGTCATATAATTCATGACCTGTCGCTTAACATCGGCCACTTTGGATTGTTTGTCGGAAATGACCATCCTAAGTCTTTGCCGTTCAGCCGCACGTTCGGCAATACGGAGCTTATCCATGGACAAAGAGATGCTTTGGAGTTGGCTTTTATAGGATTTTACTCCCTCTTTGGCAGCGATTTCCTCCATTAGCAATCTCTGGTTAAGATTTTTTAATTCTTCACCCTTTGAAGGCATAATTGCATATTTAATTTGTTGCTTAATTGTGGGTTTTCGAGTAATAATTTTCTCTGGTTTTTTAATCTCAACCCTTTTCAGCTTCTCAATCTGATTAGCCAATTTAGTTATTTTTGCTTGAATTTGTTTATCGGTAGGAGCCTTTCTTCCAATAGCCTCCATAGCCGTCAGTCTGGCTTTTAGGGCTTTCATCTCTGTATCAGGAATGGGCTTTTTACGGACAAGCGTAGGAAAAGGTAATTTGCCTTCCCGAAGGGCTTTTTGTTCCGGAGTTTCCTTAAATGGGAATTCTGCCCGCTTTTTCTTTTCTTTTTCCGCTTCGGCCTTTTTCTTTTCCCCAAGACGTTTTATTTCTTCGGGGGTTATTTCTTTAAAAGGAAATTCATCAACCTTTTCTTTTTTAATTTTTGCCGCTTCAATATCTCGTTTTCGTTCAAATTCCAGCATTCCTTTAGGTGTGGGGGGGACAACTTTTGGCTCCTTGGGTTTGATGAGATCTTCTTTCCTAATGAATCGAATATCAGATTCTTCGGGAGAATATTTCCCAAGATTGCCAGTCGCAGATTTAACTTGGTTTGAATCAAAGGCAATAAAAGACTGCCCCTCAGCGGCCTCAAATGCATTATCATAAACAATTCCATCATATCCTTTGGCCTTCATTCCTTTTACAAAGCCCTGTACATTCTTTATTTTAGCCCATTCCTTTGCTGAAAACGGACCCTCATTCGCTGGCCCGAAATATTCTTCCAAACTTTCCATGTCATTCCATTGGCCTAAGTCCGAAACAACATTGTATGGATTTTTAAGGCTGAGATAAACAGGCACAACATTAGAACCTTTAGGGAATTTAATCCAATCACCCAGGTCTTTTAATCTGTTTTCCGCTTGCTCGATGCTTCCAAAATGAAATCCAATATCACCTTTTTTAAATTCAGTAAATCCTTCAATAGTTCCGTGATAAACAATGTTTTTAACCTGGGATTCCTTTAAAAAAGAATCCAAGTTTTTTTGTCGCTGTTCTGGGACGTTCCCTTGAACTCGGGAAAATGCTGGCTCTTTAAGTTTACCGGGTTTCCCTTCGACAACACGTCTGGCATTGGTCAGTAAAGGCTGGATCCGTTTTTTTGCTGCATTTAAATTATTTATCTGGGATTGCCATTCAGCCCGTTTTTGAAAGCCTTGATTGGTAATATAGGCCAAAACCTTATCAATGATCTCCATGACCTTTGCACCAACCTTAATAAATAAATTGGGGGATTGTTTCGCTATTTGATTCCACTGTTTCCCGGCAAAATTATCCCCAATAAAATTGGCCAAGTATTCCTCTTTGGCCAGCCGATCCGCTATGTCTTCCTGCCTGCCGGCATCAATTTCACGCTGTTTAATGGTTTCGATTTGCTTTAGGCCGGCTGCCGTAGCTTGGCCGGTTACGAAATCAATCATTTCATCCAGCGATTTTTCATCGGTAGTCCGGAGGGTGTGAGTGAGTTCATGCCCGATGATAGGCATCATTCCCTTTTTCACATCGGCAGCATTGATAAAAATCTTTTTCCCGATTTTGGTCTTGGCAAATGTGATGCCAGTAAATGGATCCGGAACCTTTGGATCAAATTTCACAAATACCACATCCCGATCAAAGGCTTTGGCGGCTGATCGGATCATGGATCGCTGAAGCTTTTTAAAACCCTTTACTTCCGAATCCTCGGAAATGGAGATAGCGCCGGGATCCAATTCAACACCACGTTGCCGGCTGGCATATTTACGATATGTTTCATCCAGAACCTGAACGCTTGCATTGTCATCCAAATCCTGCTCTTCGATTTGCTCCATGATCCCCTGATCGGCAGGAGCTGGTGGGGCTGGTTTCTCGACGGGCTTCTCAACCGGTTTTGTCACGGGAGGGGTTGGCGGAGCCTCTGGCGCCTTGGCCACAGGCGGTATCTCGGGTATAATCTCCGCTTCCTCTGGTACAATTTCTTCTTCGGTTTCCGGGATAGCCTCAATAACATCATTTTTTTCTTCGGGTGTCATGGCTTCCCATGCCTGATCCCGTTCTTCTTGGCTGGTCTTGGGATCCCAATATTGTTCTGGGGTTACCTTGGGTGCGGCCGGGACTTCTGGAGCGGCTGGTTCTTCAGGTGTTGGCTTCTCATCAATGGTGGCCTCGGCTTCTTTCTTAGCCTCTTCAGATATAAATGTTATTCGATCATCGATTTCATAAGCATTGGGATTGGCTTTGATTCCTTCCTTTCGGGCCTGGAGCCGTCTGGCAAACCCTGCAGAATGGCCACCAGTACGCATAATAGCACCCACACCAGCACCAACAAAAAATTCCCGCATATCCAATGCAACTTCATCATTCACATGCTTAACGATGTTTTTATCATCCAAATCTTTTGCTTGGTCTGCTGCGGCTTGTTTAAGAAAATGATTTGAAACCCCCCCCCTGTCCCAGTTCAGTCAAACCCTCAGCAGTCCATGCAGCAATTTCCTTAGATCCACGACCAGCTAATTTTAAAAGTTTTTTCTGAGCCATTTGCCTGGCCTGTTTCATTCCTGGAACGTTTTTAAGGGCAGATTTAAAAGGACCAAGCCCAATAACATTGTCTACATATTCCAGAGATCCCGACGTGAGACCGACATCACCTTCATATTTAGCAAGATATTTGTCATCAATTCCCAAGGCTCGACCGGCCTCTATAAATCCAGAAGATTCCTGTATACCCATTGGAATAATGGCACCGGGTCCAAGCGTAGCGGTAAGAATCGCATTGGGGGCATTTTCAGCAACCAAAGTGGTCCATGTTTCCATGACTCCAGGAATGCTTTTCACTTTTTCCCACCAATCCTCACCGTGTGGAATTAATCTTCCTCCCGTAACTTTTTCAATTTGCTTCCTGGTATGATCAGAAATTTTGTCCTTATACATTTTAGCGGCATCACCGGCTGCCTTGGCCAGGAGTTCGAGGTCAACTATCCCTTCCTCTTTTGAATCGGTAAGTAACTGGTCCAGCTTTTGAGATCGCTCTTCTGGGGTTCCTGTGGATATTGGGCGTCCACCAATAAATCTAACTTCAGGCTTTATCATGGATTCATAAAGACCGAAATCCTCCATGGTTTTTTCCCCAGATCGGATCTGCTCCACTTCTTCTGGATTTAAATCACTCAAGATTTGTTTGCGCCTGAAAAGCTCATCAGCTGTGATCTCCACTTTGGTTTCGAGCCCAGCCAATAAACGCATTGTTGCAGCGGCTGCAGCTTTAACGGGAACAGGAATCGCGCCTTTTTCTTTTTGTTTTATCTCAAATTGCTTTTGAGCTTCAATGGCTTCAAATTGGGCCTGGGTCTCAGGCGTAGGTACTATAGTAGTAGCCGGTCTTTCGGTTACTGGAGCGAATAAATCTGGAGCTGGTTCTTCGAGTGCGGGTGTGGGCTCTGCAGGTTCTTCTGGAATTTCTTGGATAGTTATTTCTGGCTCAGAAAAGCCAATACCCTCCTGTTCAAGCAGGCTGGTTAAAGGTAACTCCTCTTCGGGCTCAGGCTCTTCAGTGCCAATGCCCTCCTGCTGGAGGAGAGTAAGCAAATCATCATCAGCCATTAAACCCTCAATTTTGCTTTGGTAATTATATTTTTAAGCGCAGTTAATTTTTGCTGGGGAGAAAGCGTTTCATCGGTTTTCATTCTTCGAACAATCTCACGCATTTTCGATGTTAATTTTCCCTGATTTCCAGGCGCATCCAAAACTTTCAAACTATCCGAAATCTGGGTTTGGACATCATTTGCCAATTGAGCACCACCACCAGGAGCTGGCTTTGGCCCAGGAGATTCTGGAGCGCGTCTACCAAAACGCTGATTCATAAAATTAGTTTTCCAGGTATCCGGATCTTTAACGCTAAATTCACCTGGTGCACGCTGTTCAATAACACCCCCAGGAATGTTTGCCCCTGTTAATTTTGCATCAGCAGTACCAAAAACTGTTTCGGAAAGGGCTGTCATTTCCTCTTGGCTAACATCCTGACCTCCTTGCAGGAATCCAGGAATCCAATCAGTAGCCTTTTTCTCTTCGAGTTTGGACAATTTATCATTGTATTCTGTGGTTAGAATAGAAGCAATTTCATTGGATTTTCCTTCAGCAAAAATAAAAGCTTTTTCTCGTTCAAATAATGGCGCAGTGGCATTAAGGGCTGTCCGGATATCAGCCACCCGATTTCTTTGCATATAATCGGTAGCCAATTTATTCTGAAGATATTCACCTTTGGAATTAATGTAATCCGAAAAAGCGGTTTTAGCTTCTGGAGAATCCGATCCCAATTTATCAACCGTAGATTTGTAAGAATTAAAAAAGTTTTTAGTTTGGGCAAATTGTTTTGCAGAAAAATCCCGCTGTTGACGGAATTGATCAGGCGGAGGTTTAGGCGGAGCTGGTGGGCGCAGAACCTGCTTTCTAAGCAATTTTGCCACCTCCAATGTTTCGGTATTGGTATCCAATCCGGTTTTGGAAAGAAAACTCTGGACAGTATCAGATGCTTTTATATCGGCAGCCGCTTTCCCAAGTCGCTTGTCCTTAACTTTTTTATTCAAATCTTTGATTGTTTCCTGATAAAGAGGATTCTTTAACTGGTCAAATTTTGCACCAAGTTGTTTCACATAAGTCAGAGCGTCTTCCGGTTCCATGTTGGCAGTAAGACTTTGAACCTGACCTTTAACCTGGGCCCCGGTCTGTGCGCCGGCTACCCCAGGTTCCTGAATCAATCCTGCAGCAGAAACCAATCCAGCGGCTTCTGGAGCGCCCTCTTCTAAAAATTGTTGATTTAATTCCTGAGTAACTGGAGATGTGGCAATTGTTGGGGCGCCGGCGCCAGTATCTGGACTGGGCTCAATACCAACTTGTCCGGGTGCGATTGTTTCCGGAGCTGGGGCCGCTGATGGCTGGGCTTCAGGTTGCGGAGCTCCCGGCCCAAGCAAACCCTCTTTAAATCGGCGCTTGTCAGTAGCAGTTTTGATTTCATTATTACCCTTATTAGCCTTGTCAGCGGAAAAGAATCGATTAAAATAAGGGGAATTAAATTTTGTATCGGGATCCATTTTCTGAAGGCTTTGATAATGATCGGCCGCACCCGTAAAATTATGCATACTAAGTTCAAATTCTTTCATATCCATCCCAATCATTTTGTCCTTAGCTTTTTCGAGGGATTTCATGAGAATCGGATCATTCTTAAATTTTACCACAGCCTCATCATAAATATTTTGCTTATATTCTTTTTCGCTCATCATGCTGCTGTATTTTTGGTACATTGTTCCGATATTTTTACCAAATTCGGTAATACCACGGCCTAAAGTCTCAGCCTGTCGTGCCCGAGGGCCGGCAATTTGGGGAGCTCTTGCAATTACTGGCATAATTATCTCCTATGCTTTTGGGGCGTTCCAAGCCTGAATTAAATTTGAGCTACGCTGATCCGAATTGGCGGCCAGCAAATTAAAGTTGTGTTGAAATTGCATGGCCCTATTGAATTGTTTTTGTTCAGCCCGTTCCTCTGTTGCCATTTCAGATTCTTCTTTATAGAGTTTAAATTTCATTTTATTCAAAGCTCGACTGGCATCAAACTGTCTTGTGCCCTCAGCCATTTGTTCTCTGGTTAATTTGAGATTTTCAATGTTGGCCTTTTCCTGTGCTTCAATTTGTTGCTCAATTCCTTTTCCTTGTCCATGAAAACTGACAAGGCTTCCAAGCAAAGAAGCGCCGGCCACAATTCCTGATCCAATTACAAACGCTGTTGCCGTTAAAGGTTCAGAAAAAACATCCTGAACAAAACAGAGGACCAGCATTAAAATCGGTATAATTCTATAAAACATATTGTCCTCCGTATTAACCTTTATTAAGGGTAGTATTGTGTCTTTCGTTTGAATAATACTCAAAAGTTTCTCCGGTCCTTACATCTTTCAGTTTCATATAATATTCTCCATCACCTTCAGGAGTCCATTCTGTTCCAGTGATTTCTAAAAGACGGGTTCCATAGGAAATTTTTTGTCCTACTGGATAAAAAACATTTCCATTTTTGTCTTCTGAAGCGTAATCACTTAAATAAAATCCATCATTGACTTTATTTTGAGTTCTCTTTCGAGTTGGACTAAATGCAGCGGTCCCTTCCAAAACAGCCTCAAAAGTTGGATCATCTGCTTCTAATTTAAACAAAGCATCATAGTGGCCGTCCTTAACATATTTGACTCTCGAATTCATCCAATCATTGTATTCAGTGGAATCCTCATCCACTTTTCCAGTTTTTGGATCGGTTACGGAAAATTCAAAATAGGAATCAGCCTCCACTCCGAACGGATCAGTCTCTTTATTTTCTTCCCAATCAGATTTAATTCCTTCAATATCAACTGGATTCCATTCCCCACCTTTTAATTGATAAAGCTCATCTTCAAATATGTGTTTAGTTTTTCCTGCTTCAGCAGCTGCGGCAAATGATGGATCATCAATAGTTTCCCAAGCTCGGGCTTCACCTTCTTCTGTTTTGAGATAATCTTTGCCCATGAATGAAAATTTTTCTCCAACTTTTACACTAGCAAATTGTGGTAAATCAACTACTTCAGCAGGATCTGGAGCTGAAATAACACTCCAAATTGGATTGTCCCCTTCAATCATTAATTGACTGTTTCCATTGGCATCGGTAACCATGGTCATACCACCAGTAAGAGCAAGCCCTGCAAAAGCAGCTTTAGCTGCATCCAATCCTTTCATTCCACCATATTCAATTAAGTTAACAAAATCCTCCCCACCCAATGCCATAGTCAAAGAGTCATCCCTAAAATTTTTAAGAATGCCCATGACTGGATCATTATGAATAATCATGCCATCCAATTGTCTCTGGCCCCAATCTTTATTAAAATTGGATTTATTTCCCAGAGATTCCCACATAGTTTGAAGCGAATTCTGAACAGCGGGATCGTTGATATTCGTATCCGCCCCAAAGGTTTCAACCTGAACTGCCAATTCTTGAGTGGAACTAGCAAGCTGTCTCCGATCAGACTCATCTTTTAATTTTGACATATCAATTTCCAAACCAAAAGCATCTCCACCCAATTTAGCGGCACCTTCAAAATCGCCTGATTCCAAAAGCAGATTCATTTTATTCCAGTTTTCCTGGGCCTCGAATTGTTTACCAAGCAACCCAGTTGTAGCTGCAAATCGTGCGGCATCTTCCGCTCTGGATTGTTCACTGATCGCTATTTCACCAGAAAGTTTGGCTTGTTCCAGTCCACGTTGTCGCTGTTGCATGCTAGCAATAGCCTCGGCCGCACCACCTCGCAATCCAGTCTGAGCCGCCTCCTGGGCCTGAACCATACGTTGAACGTTCTGAATTCCAGCCAATTTTTCTTGGGCTTGTTGGGCAATAGTCCGATCTAATTTACTCTCACCACCAGCAACATCCAAAACTTTTTGAAGTCCGGTTTCCCGAGCAACGTCTTCAGTGGTTTTTGCTTTTGGAATTGGAGAAATTGTCGTCGGGGGATCATATAGTCCCTGAGCTGTCCGGGTAAAATCACTTACCCCCCCAATATCACCAAGAAGAGTAAGATCAGCGGCATCTGGACCTGCATCACCAACTGTTTGAGTTTGATCTCGAATGATTCCGCCAAGCGCTGTTTCAATTTTTTCACCAACTTTCTTTGCGCCTCTAACCAATCCACCAAACTGATAAGGCTTGACCGCTCCGCCATTCCCGTACATACTCACATAAGGAACGGCGCCACCGGTTTGATAGGCCATGATTGATTGCATTCCCATGGCAGGCTTGGATCGTGTTACCTGACCACCCTGATCATAATCTACCATGGGAGAGCGTCCACCCTCGTGACGTGGGATATTTATGGATCCGCCTTTATCGAAATTATGGACAAATCCTTCACTGACCATGCCCCCACCATAGAAGCCCTTGGGAGCAATTCCCCGGCCTCTGTTGGCGGCCTCCAACTTGGCTTGTTCAACGGCAGCAGCCACCCCCTCCGGTCCACCGGCTGCCGCAGTGTCCTCTGCCGTGGTAACCGTCTCACCTTCATGGAATTGAACAGATTGCTGCATAACAGGGCGCATAGGCTCTATAATTCCATTAGGGCCGGCTCCGGTAGAATAACCATTTTGGGTGGCCTGGCTCCCCATCCCGGGCGCAATAGGCGTCCCAGACCTCGGATCAATAGGAGCGGCCGAAGGTATGGTTTGCCCCTGTAATGAAGAAGGCCTAATCTTCGACAAAGATTGCCACCATCTGGATGGCTGACGTGATGAACTTGCCATTTTAATTTTCTCCTATTAATTCAATTTAAGAAGGGGCTCCTCTTTCCGCAATGATATTGGTTTGTTCTGTCAGGATCTGTGCGGATGCATCGTCCAGCAAATCACCTTTTTTATGGGAGCCATTTGCATAATCAAACAACTCATATCGCATTCTGTTCGGCGTTACCCCAGTGTCAAAGAACTCTCTCCATTTACGGGCAGTAGCGGAATGTGTTTCCATAAATACTTCACCAATGGATCCAGACGCTTGAAAGCTGGCGGCCGCGGCGTTAAGCGTAGCGTCTCTCGCATCATTAGCACTTCCTAATCCGGAGGCAGTCGCAAAGACATCATTTGGGAGTTGTTTTGGAGAAGCAATAATATCGATATTATCAGTAACCGCCATTGTGAAAATTGCAGGATCAACCGCCAAAGTAACGGTTTTGGTTGCTCCTGTATAATCAGAAATTAAGGCAATCGCTTTTTGAGTACTTGTAGATGCATCCGTAATAACTGCCAAGGCTCCATTATAAACATTATCATCTGCACTTCCAGCCGTTAAAGTGAAGCTGGTTTGACTTGCCAGGGTCGCAATCGTGGTTTCCTGTAAAACCTGGGGATTCATTGCCGCACTCGACCAAGCCGCATCGCCTCGATCCCGAATTGCCTCATTCGAATCAGCAGCAACAGAGAAAGTCCCGCCAATATCCGAAGGAGTGGCCGCAGATTTACTTAGATTTGCTTTAAAATAACCAAGGACCGTATTGTCTCCAGAGCCAGTAATTGATCCCATTTTATTATTAATGGTTGCAATTGTATCAATTTCATCCGCGTCAATATCCTTCCCGGAAGCTCCTTTGACAAAAGAAGCCCCGTGTCCCGCTCCATTTCCAGTCGTCACAAGACCGCTTTTACCAGTTCCTGCAGTAAAATTAACTCCATCACCAGTTCCTGAATTTTTAACCCCAAAAGCAGGATTGGCTCCACCGGCTTCCATGTGTGCCGCCTCTCCACTACCATTATTAACCATTTCAAATGCATGATGGGTTGCTGTACCTGATGCGCTTCTAACCCGCATACCCGTATTATTGTCTGCGTTAACGTTAAAAGCTCGCCCGGTTCCTGTTTGCTCAAATTTTACTGCATCACCAGAGCCACCATTAACAGCGCTCAAAGCATTACCAGAAAATACGGCAATAAGATCAAGAGCAGTACCATTACCACTGGCGGCTTTGGATTCCATGACAACCGCCTTAGCCGCCGCTCCAGTCCCACTATTAAACACCGCACCACTTCCTGTTCCAGCGCCAACAGATTTAAGGCCGTCTGCATTCGTGTCACCTTCAAGCAACATTCCCGGACCTCCGCCATCGCCACCATCGCCTTTTGCACGAATACCCGCAGCTTCTCCCCTAGCATTTATACCATGGCTTCCGGCAGAATTTAAATTCATTGCATCCCCACCACCACCAGAAGATTGCGCAATTTCCATTCCATGGTGAGCAACATTGGAACTAGAAGATTTTGCAATAAGGGCAGACCCGCCACTATTTTGAATATCCAATTGTTTTAATTTTACAATAGCATTATTCCCAGAACCAATATCCGAGCCATTCATTTCTTGGGTATTAACATCCAGCTTGTCTGTTCCCAATACCAAGGAATCATAGACATTTGCAGGGAGAACCATCCATTCGTGCCAAACTGGCAGGTGTGTAGTGGGATCATGGGCTTTGATTATAAAAGAACCAAGTATATTGGTGTGTGAGGTGGCTAAAAGGACAGGATACCAACCTTCGGCGTCATGAGTTCCCAAAGCGGGGCCAATTGTTAAAGCCCCACCATCCTTTGAAAGCTCAGTTATTTCCCCAGCCAACCCGACCTCTTCGGTCACGCCGTCTGTTTTATCCAGGAACGGTCCAATTAGTTCAGTTTGTGCAGTATTGTGTCTTAACCAACGTGCCATTATATCACCCTCCTTTTCCTATAATTGTACATGAAAACTGGAATTGCAGTAGTTAAAAATTCATCTGCACCAATTGAAACTACTTTGCCAAGGTCTGAAGCTTGATAGCATCCAATATCAATAACATTTCCAGAAATAGTATTGTTGGCAAGGTCTGGGCTAATAACTCTTGAATCTAAACCCGGCCCTACCCCTCTGTTTCTTGCATCCGATCCAACTGGAAGCCTGAAATCTTCTACTCCATCGCCTGTATTATTAAAAAGAGTGCCATCAAGGGTTTGGACTGTTGTAAGATTCGGTTTTCCCGGTGCGGTTCCATCGCTGTCAATGTTGTTAAAACAATCGTCTTGATCAAATTCTGCGCCTTCATAGTCATTGATTGAATTTCCAACTGAAATATTATTCCAAGCACTAACTTTGTCAGGATCAGTCCCTGATCTTATTCCTCTGCCAGCATCAAAAACTATATTATTATAAATTTTATTTGTATCATTGCCACTAATTCCAGCACTAGAATTGTGACTGGCTTTCTCTATTTTATAAACCAAATTATGATGTACTTTCCAACGCTTCATATTAAGAACACGATGTCCAATTGCTTCAATACTTGATACACTTGTCGCTGATGGGTCGTGCATTATAAGATGGTGGCTATCGCAATCAGGGGATGTCGCAGAACCCCCTTCAACACAAGAATGAGTTTGACCGGCACTCCCGTCTTTTCCCCAATTTGACATTTCAAGATAAGATATATCTATGAAGCCCTCCGAACCATTACTGAAAAATCCAAAATTAGCATTAGTCATTAAAACAAAATCTCCCGGTTGTCCAGCAAGATTCGTATCTCTTGGGTGTCCTCTGAAGCGCCTAAATCTTGTGGCATCCGTTGTTGCTCCATCAATATTAACAGTAGTTGCAAGTGGATAGGTTGTATCGGCAGATAAAAGAAGATCCCGTTGTTCATCTGCTGCAACCAAATCATTATCAGTTGCGGCTTCTGCACTCGACACCGTAGCAAAAGCCCTTTGAATTTGATGGCTAAGTCCGCTTTGGCTTGTTTTTGTCGAGGCTATTTGTAGGGTCAATTGGGTATCGCTATCCCGGCTCGCAACAAGACGGGTTTCGGGCGTTCCCCCGGTATCAAGATCGTAAGAATCAGCTAAACCCCAATTCGCATCATAGGTCGCCCCGCTTAAAGTAACAATAAACCCTGTGGCATCTATGGCGATTGTACCACCTGAAAAAGCCGTCTTGTTTCCTACATCTTCACTAATTATTGTTGCCATTTTAATTTCTCACGATGTCTGATTTTACAAATTTTCCAGTTATTATTTTGCATTTTTTAGTTTTATCCCAAATTTCTTTCAGCTCATCATCTGTCACTTTGACTGCATAATCAATTTTATAGAGCCTTTGCTTTTGAATAACTCCGCCCTCATCTCCTGGTAAATAAAATTTTGCTGCATTTGTTTTTCTTTCCACCGCTGTTAAGTCCTCGGGAATCTCAACAACCAAATTAACACATAAATCCTGACCGCCCCATTGAAACCCAGAGGGCTCACATTCAATAATATCCCCATTTCCGTATTTTTTACCTCCACCGGCCCTAAGAACTTTCAATAATAATTGGGTTGCCATTAATGGGGCCTCGCATTTCCACGGATTCCCAATACATTTTCTAATATCATTGCAGGGTGCCCCTCATCTTCGCTTTTCCCTTCAGATTTTGATTTTAAGAAATCAGGCTCGGTATCATCCAAAGACCTAACCTCATCGGTAGCCGTGACAGAATCCGTGTTATTGACATTAGTTCCAAATGAATTTGCTGTGGCATCTGTGGAAACACAAGACCTTCCTATTGCATTCCCATGCTGAGAAAAATCGGTGGTAACACTATCTAATGACAAGCAATTCACCAATGCCAGCACTAAATTAACTAGCCTAAAATTGTTTGTAGTGGAAAAAACTGTTATATTTTCAAATTTTGACTTGGCATTAATTGCAGTTTCAAAATAAAGTCCTTGGGAAGAGGCTCCACCCTCAGTCCATATTTTAAGATTAAACGCCTCAATAATCGGAGTACTATCGGCAGAATAAATACCAGACCCAATCTTTCCATTCCCATCTAAAAATAGGTCATTTAATTTTACTAGATGCTCTGTTCCTATTGCGGCAAGTTGGATAAGACCATGAAAACTACTTCCACCATCAACAAGCCTTTTCATTCTCAAATCTTTTATTTCTAAAATCCCACCACCGACAGTGTCTTCCTGTTGTAAATTAAAAAGGACTCCAGCAGCATTCCAGCTTACTAAATGACCTGCCGTCACATCCCCGTTATGTGGTGTGTCAGAATTATTTAAAAAAGTAAACCCTTTTAAATCTTCCGTAATTACGGGAGAAGAAGTTTCTGTTGTGGCTGACACCCCTCTAAAAGTTAGGTTGGCAGTTAAATCCCCAAGATCAGCATAAGCAGCAGACCATGTTGTAAACGTTTCTCCACTTCCAATATCATGGGATCCGCTTGTGGTTGCATTTAAATCAAAAGCATACCATGCATCTTTTTTTGTAGAATCTTTTAATAAAGCCGAGCTCAATCCTGTTCCATCTAAAACAGGAACAATGCTTTTCCCTCTTAAATTGGCTTCCAGACTTGGTATACCCAGTGCAATTTCGAGTTCGGATAATTCAAAGTAATTTGCCCTGGCACGCTCTTTTCCCGTTTTAGAAACTGATTTAACACCATTTATCAAATTGGTGCGCCAATCCCTTTTAAGCTTAATCAAGGCGGTTGTAATCTGCATATTATCTGAAAAAACTACTTCATTATTACGCCAATCTCTTGCGTCATACCATTCAATAACCATCCCGTCTTTCATAACGGATTTGCCGGACACGTCTTTCTTAGAGCCAACTTTTACATTGGCATATAGGAAATTAGGGTCTAATTTATATAGTGCCATTTTAACTTTTTATGATTGCCCAAATTGTTAAACCAAGGCCAATGATTGCATTAATTGTAATCCCAACTGTCCAAATCTTTGTGATCATGGTGCTGTGATTATTAACACTTTTTTCCAATGGATCATAATAATTTTCTTTGAATTCTCCAAAATCACCATGTTTAAAAGATTTTTCATTTAAATCATTTAAATCCTTTTTAAGTTCCTTCTCGACTTCGTTGGTTCGAATCTTGGCCTTTTCCAATGATATATAAGTTGCCCGGTTTTCTTTAATGTCCTCAATTTCTTTTTGAGTTTCATCATCTTTTGATTTGTTTTCCTTTACCTCTTTTCCAAGGCGCTCACAAAATCCATTTATTTCATTGAGTTTTGCCCAAATTTTCTGTTCCTTGACGGCCATTTTTATTAATAATTCGGAATTGGATTTTATGTCCGGCCATGGTTTTTCCGAAATATCTTGTCCTGTATCTGATCCATTCATGATTGCTCCGATCCATAACTACTAACTCGCCTGCTGAACCTTTCGAATCAGTTGATTTAATTTGATATTTGTTATTTTCAATTCTTCCACATCTTCCTCCAGCCTGGTGGCTTTGTCCCATAGATATGCGTTTTGTTCATTAACTCTTCTAATAACCTGTATTAATTCTGAATTCTCTGGAATCTGATCAACGCTGCCCCTGATTCTATTGGTGACCCCCACTAAATCTCACCGAAAAAGGAGGCCTTAACAGCGGTGTCAGATCCCGTAGTTGGCCGATCAAGTACGACAACACGTAATCGAGATGCTTTTACCAAATCCATTTCAAATTCAAAAATTTCTGCCTGGGTAAGAATGTCATCCGATGAATCTTTTGCCCGAGTTAGTCCATCCACCAAATTAACTTGATCTGTGGGCGTTTCATCTACCAATCCCCATTCACTATCGGCTTCAACGGTGGTATCTCTGATGTAAACAATGTCACCCGTTAGAATTCCAACTTCTTCTCCAGCAACAACTGCAATTGTTTTTTCTCCAGCCGCTTCGGATCCAGCAATGTTTGCCAAAATGGGAATAGTGGTTCCAGTAGTAAATTGTTTTACCGTCACCCAAGAATCATTATCTATGTTTTTTGGGTTAATTTGGATCAGGTAAATTACTCCAGTGGCATTGGCGATAGCCTCAATACTGGCATGATAAATTAAAACACTGCCGTTCCCAACCCGATCCACGTTTAATGCAGGTCCAACCAGAATTCCGGGATGAGTAATTTTTGCGTGCGCAATCAGCACGTGTTCTTTTTTGAGTGGTAATGCCATTGAATCTCCTTTTTGTTACCAGATGGGACAAATCGCATCCGCGTTATTTTCCACTAAATCGGTATAGTAATAGAGAAACTCCAAAAGAGTTATCTCCTTGTTATAAATTCTAAAGTCAAAAATCTTTCCGGTTTGTCCATCCATGATTTGTCCGAGCCCGGAATAACTAACCACTCCCCCAGTTAAAACCTGGGAGGCTATGGTGGATTTACCATTTTCATAAATAAAAACAGATGTGCCTTTGCGGACTACCTGAATTGTTTGCCATCCGGTTCCATCCCAAGTGAGATTAAAAGTCAATTCATTTAAGGTATCCCGATAAATTAAAGTAAAATTCCCACCAGATTCAGCGATTTCAATTTGAGGTTCATAATTCCCAGCCCCAGGAATTGGCCCAGTAATGGGTCCGCCCATGCCGTTCGTGGCCAGAAAATGAGATCCTCCGATTGGGGATCCATATCCCATGGTTGGCAACAAATCCCATCCCGATCCAGCTTCCGGTCCAATTTCATGATTTAAAACATCGGCATCCAAAACCCCGTTCATACTGAAAATGATGGTCATATCTGCGGCTATGGCGGCTGGATACACAAATTCAAGTCCTTTGCCGGCGCCCGTGAAATCCATGGCCGATTTATTTTTGAAATCTGGGCCTGTGATGCGGTCAAAGTCATGACCAGCCACTACAATACCATTAAATCGATTTATATGGGGCCTTGGCCCCCTGGAGAACCAAACCCTGGGCGGATTACTGATATTCTCTTGTTGGGTGTCCTCAGTGCTTTTACGGATGTTTCTGGCCGCCTCACGGTCTCTCACGATGTATTGGGCATTTACTTTGACCAAACGCCATCCAGATTTATTGGTTACAATCCGGTACCGCAAGCGCTCACCCTCAATTTCCCGATCCAGATGTATATCCCCGCTCACCCGGGCAAGAGGCTCTTCACTGGTTTCCGGTTGGTTAATTGGATGAAACAATTTTACATTTTTACTAAAAGCCGCCCTGGTCAACTCTCCATTCCGGAAAATATCAATATCAATTTCAAGACCGCTCAAATATCCCAAAATACGATCCAATGGCCGGAATTGGAGATTGGTTTCCTGGAGTTCAATCGTGTACTTTTCCGGTTCATATTTGTGTTCAGGTAATTGGATTTCGCTGGCAATGGCGGTCCCAGTATCATCAAATCGTTTATCCACATTTTCCCTAACCAAATTGCTGAGCGCCGGACCATCAATAGTAGAAATTTCCACCGGGTACCCAGCAACCTCATCAAAAACAATATGGCGCTGATGCTCATTGGAATCGATAATCGTAATCACATCACTAAACGGATCTGGCCAGGACCATCCCGCTCCATTGTATTGAGACCAGCCCTCCCCCTGAAAATCCCGCAAAGACAAATGCAGACACTTGCCTGTTTCATCCGCAACCTTATTGGTTGGGGGCGTAACGGGCTCACCCTTGTAAGGAAGATTCCCATATGCCTCTGTGGCCCCATAAGTGAGTGGTTCAACTGCCATTATTTAATTCAACAAATGCCATTTTATCTTGATCAAAAACAAATTTATCCGTGTTAATCCGCCAGCCCAGGGCTATCCCTGTTAAAACCGATTGGATACGACCATCCAAAGTTGCTTTCTGATTAAACATAAGACCCAACTGTTTCTTTGATTCCTCATCGAGAAACAACACTTTTGGAATCCATTTTTTTTCCGGTTTATTTTTCTTTTTTACAGCCATAATTTCTCCTTTTGGCTATTAGGTATCAACAACAATGGTTTTTACTGTTCCATCAGCAAAACGAATTTTTAAATCTCCATCGGCGGTATCAATGTACATCTGAGCAAAACCAGCAAGGCTACTACTTGGGGCTGTAACGCCATCGGCCAAGGCAATTCCATTTGTAAATTGAGTGTAGTTATCAACATCAGATCCTCCAACTGTGTTTCGGATATCTAAACGGAGCCCAGCGGTTTTTATCTCCCAAGTCGAGACAGGATTTTTAATTTGGACCCTTCCAACCCCATCCCCATCTACCCCGTCTCCACCTTCAGCAATCAAAATCCCATCTCCACCACTTGAATTTGTCCCTGTTGCCCCCCCCACCTTTGGCTTGTACAGTTCCATCCCCTCCAGAGCCCAAGTCTTGCGTGGTATTACCCCCTAAATAAATTCCAGTAGAAGCCCCGCCACCCCCAGTGGAGCCGCCGCCACCAGCATCAGTGTTTGATCCTCCAGTATAATTTACAACGACATCCCCCCCATTCTTGGTGTCCGTGACCGTTCCAGAGGCAAGAATATCAAGAGTAACCTTTTTTCCTCCCAAGCCCCCAGACTCGGCACCACCCAAAACTTTAAAAATTGTATCTACGCCGGCCTTGCCCACGACCCGAACATCATTTCCGGAATGGAAAAGAAAGGCGGTTCCAGAGGTGTCTAAAATCCAATTGCCCCCAGTGTTTAAAGTCGTGATGTCATTTTTATTGGTTTCAACCAAATCAATAATATCCTTGAAAGCCTGAACCTCAACGGCAGACCAGACCTGCGGATCCCCAACGGCATTTAATGTAACACCTAATTTATAAACTGATGGCATTATGCATCCTCCTCAATTGCGCCCCACATATGGTAACCACCGGCAGGGTTATAATGTCCGACTATCCGACGAGACATTGTTTGAATTATGGTCCGGACTTTATTGTAGGAAAGGTCTTCATCACCATATCTAAACCCGTCAAACAACCTGACGGCCGGCTCATTGGTAATTACCAAATCAATGGAAGTATCAATTCGAGCGACAGCATTTACATAAAGCGTGCCCTTATCTTCCTGCAATTCAAGCTGTCTTAAAACTGCAATGGCTTCCCCGATTTCCTCGACGGTAGCAAACTCAGAAATATTAGTGGGTGTGGCCCAGGTGCTATTTGAACAATAAACTACCAGCCGATTTGGAAATAGCCTGAGTCTCTGAATTGTATCTTTGGGTGAATCATCAAATTGATATCCAGGATTGTGATATCCGCCTATATACGGATAGTTTCTTGGAACCATTGAATAACAAATAAAGGTATCATTCAATCGGGTAACGACAATAAACCCGGGGACCACTACGCCATCCCCAGACGGATTGGGAAGCGGTTGGAAAAATCTATTTCTTAAAATCAGGCCCCCATCTCGGCGAAGCGCCAGGGTTTCATCGTTTACGGTATCATTAAATTTTCTGGTTTGTGCCGACACTCCAGCACCTTGCACGGCAAATTCTCCAGCTTGATGCACAGTGGCTTTTCCGGCCGCAACTGAAATAATGACATCGACTTCCCCATTCTGCCAGAATATCGGCTCACCAACATCGGCAGCAACAAAAGTGGTTTTGCTCGATGAAGTGCTTTTAATCTCTACAATCTTTCCGGGACCAGTGGCGGCACCATCATCCTTAATAGCTTTAAAAGCAAGATTCCCTTGGATGGCTCCCGTTGTTTCTCCCCCTCCAGTACCGTCATCAGAAATAGATGATTGGTCCATGAGCAAGCTTCCAAGGTTTTCAAATTCAACTGTGCATTTTCCAACCGGCGAATTATTGGTAACCTTCTGAATAGGCAGAAAAACCCCATTAGAAAGCTTGTAAGCATTGCCAATATCGAATTGTTTAAAGGGCTCTTCCCCATCAAATACTAAGGTGAGTTTATCGGATTTAATTGAAGTAATGGAATCCACCAGGACCCCAACACACAAAGGCAAATCCGCTTCCCAAAAGTAATTTTCGGGATTGTTTCCGATTCCAGTTAAGACATCCGTTCCAGCATCCCCGATATCTCGTGTTCCATAAACCCCATAATGTGTCCAATGTTTTTCACCCGGGACTTTAATAAATTCCGCAACATCGGGTTTGTCCACGATTTGTGCATTATCAATTTTTTGGGTAGAGGCAATCCCCATATTCATTAAAGTTGTGATGTCAACAACTCCAGCAGCGGTAGGCTTTTCAATTTTAGAAATACTCCCGGCTTTGGATGTTCCTGACGTGAAAACAAAGCGTGAGGCAATGGTTCCAGATCCATCAGTTTCTGATCCAAAGCTTTTTACTTCACAAGTAGCGTTAGGAAAAAAGGATCGGATTGCCCGTTGAATTGCGGCCGCCACATCAGCGATCAAAACCACATCCGTGAAATCAACAGCAATATCCTTAAATTCTGATGGCGCCGGCACCCCGGCCACAGCCGTATCTATTGCAATCCCGAATCCCCCGGGTTGCGAAATAGCTTTATAAGTCGCGGGATCAATTCCAGTAGTGGTTAAGGCGCCCCCAATTAAAATTCCATAAAGCCTGGTTCCGTCCCCAACTGGGAATTCAGTAAAACGCTGGCTGAAATCATAACGACCACCATCTGATCGGGCATCCGATTTGTTGGGTCCAGATTCCTGTTCAAGGATCCCACCATTGCTACGGTCTTTATTTGCAACAGTGTTTCGCATTCGGACAAAAGTATAAAGACGGCGCCGACCAAAGGTAAGCTGATCGGTTTCAATTACATCCGTTTCCTTCCAAACAACTGGAGTGGCAAAATTAATTTTAAAATAATAGGGATCCTCAACACGCATAATAACCCGGAAAATTCCGGCATGATTCATAATTATAATGTCATCATTAATATTGTACATCCGGGATTTTTGGTATCCCAATTTGGTTCCGGTTATACTCGGAATTTCAGTCCAGGCAGCAAATGTGTTGTCACTAAAAAACAAACGATCTCCAATTTGATGAAAAAGGCGGTTATTGCGCCGATCCCAATAATCACCATAAATATTTTCCCGAATTCCCACGCTGGAATCGGTGGCCCGTGTTCCGGATTGTCTGGTAGTAAAAGTGGTGCTGGTTAAAAAGCTGGTGATTTGATGATTTTGACCGTCACTACCCCAAACAAAATAATGACCTACAGCTTGTGCGGTAATGGTTCCGCCCACGACGGTGACTACATTTCCGGCCCTGGAGGCGCTGGTAAACGTTCCGTATTTGGTAGTCTTGGGATAAATTAACGCTGGGAAAAATCTACGCACACCCGGGCGGGGGCGTATGTCTTTTGGATAAGCATCCGAATTAATAAGTAAATGAGTAGCATCGGCAGGGATTTCAGACGGAGATAGATCGTTCCACATTCCTCGCCAGGAGTCCTGCGGAATGCGAATGGTTTGTTCGCCCTGTAATTGATGTTTTGGTTCCCGTAGTCTTCGGCTCATATATCATACCTATCTCTTGATCCCGGCACTGAATTAAATCCAAAACGAAATTCCGGTCGGAGCGGGCTTTGTCCCAATGTTTCTTGACCCTTATTCATTTGCCACCAGATTTTCTTGGCAACCCTGTCCTCAAATCGTTCCCAGGCCGTCATATCCCCATACATTTCTCCACGAGCAATTGACAACACACCTTCCCGAATATGGATATGATGTTCTTCTGGAATGATTAATTCAACATTTTCTGAGGTTAAGAAGGGTGGCCACTGATAAAAAAGATGGAAATAAAAATCTACGGTATCCCCCGGGTCAAAAGGAAAAATTATTCTGGCTGGAGCTCCAGATTGACGATCGAAATGCTGCACCTTGATCTTCTCATATTCAATGCCGTTAAAATGAAAGGGCTCGCGAAGCAGCGCTCGACGGTCAAACTTAGTTGCATCATAAGGAGTGAAAGTGGTAGTACGCACGAAAATCTGGGCAGTTCGCCTGACATTGACCGGATAAATATTGTTGGGTTCGCCAACATCAGGGAAAGTATATTCCGTCTTTCCTGCAGTTGTAATCAGAAAAGGCGGGAATCCTGCCACATCCTCCGCAGAGGGCGAGCCATTGGTGCCAACAAGAAAGCGCATTTGTATTTTTGAATGGCCAAAAATAAATTCCTGAACATCATTCAAAAGGGAGAGTATATCCTCACGGGTAAGACCCTTGGCTTTGCGCTTGCAGTAAGCAACGATTTGCTGAGTTGTCATACTACCACTTCTCCTATTTTATTCGATCACTGCCTTTGCCGGCTCACCAATTGGCTTTTCCTTATTAAGGAGATCAATCAATTGGGCCTGAGTTGAGTGGGCTGGCATTTTAATTTCATATAATTTACAAGTAGCCTGAAGCTGTTTCATTTGCATTTCCGCATAAGGCGTCGGAACCGGCGGCGGTTCATCGGTAGCCAGGCTTTCCAAATCAGCATCCGAAGGCGGATCATCAGTAGGACTTAAATTTGCAGTCGGATCCGGCTTTCCCTTTTCATCAGGAGGATCCAAAGTACCCATATCAATTTCTTTTGGCCCTTCTGGTTCCGGTGAGATTTCCGCTTTAGGTGCTGGATGAGGATCAAAATTGGGATCCAATGCGTCTGGACGGCCTTGGAGTAATTCCAGATTTTCAGATTTAAGCTTTCGATTTTCTTCCTGAATCTTTCGCATTTCTTCTTGGTTCAAGGTTTCATCATTGTTAGTTCGCTGTTCAACCATTGCGCCACCAATTGGATGTTCTTTGCTCTTTCTGCGCCATTCAATTTCCTTTTGAGTAACCGGAGTTTTATCGGAAACCTTTTTAATTTCAGCCCGGGTTATAGCATCGACAATGGTCCAGACGTTATCCCGGTAACATGCAGCCAAAACCCTTAAATTTCTTTTTGTTCTCGGAACCCATGCAATGCGTTGCCCAAATTTATTGGGCTTGAAATCTGCACATCCAAAAGTACTGTATTTAATTCGGGTTTGGCCTTCTCGGCTAACCTCCATCACAACATCATCAAAACCACGGGCACGTTCTCTATGCATGGCATTAGTGTTGTGCACCAATTCAATTAATTGGACGCCTGAGCGTTTCACATATTCCAGAACTTCCTGTTCCGTGAATTTATGCTGTGATCTGATAAGAGCTTGAATAGCCATTTTTTCTCCTTTTACGAATATTTAAACATTCATTTGGTTAAGGAAAGGCAGGGGCATTCGCCCCCACCTTTTATTTTAAGACGAGATTTTAGGCGTTGTTAAAAACAACAGCAATGCTCGAATCCTGCTTCAACGTCGTGTGATCGGGAGAACCGTCACTCGTGTTGAAAATGGGCATTTGAACACCCATGGCAGCAAACATGCCTTTACCATAAATCTTATCGTAATTTTCTGTTTCGATTTCGAAATGGAAATCTTCAGGACGCCATTCGCAAAGCGCGGCTTTCCCACAAAGAAATCCCACCGAATATCCGGTGGTAGCGAAATCACGGGGATCATTTCCAGTTCCACGGCCAGGTAACTTGTACTTGGCTGTGATGGTCCAGGATCCATCTGCACCACCTCGCGTGAGTGTAGGCCAACGCGGATCTTCACAGACCAGCAAACGACCGATTGAACCAATCACGTTCGGGTAAAAGAATTCTTCCTTGGTCAAATGCGCAACATCCCGCCAGACCGCCGATGCGCTGTTGGAAACGCTGGGGTCCTTCAGGAGTCGAGCTTGACGGGAAGGCAGGAAGAGAACATACCGCTGCTTTCCAGCGATCTCAATGGGATCGATGTACTTGGTTGCGGCTGCGAAATCTTCCAAGATTAACAATTCCTTGAGATTCGCCTGACCTGCAGCCCCTGCAGTCATGGCGTCGGTGCCGTCACCAACTGCTTCCGTCCAGTCTGCACCCAATGTTTGATAGGATGGCTGGGTGCCAATTGCTACACTGGCAAAGAAAAAGTTGGGATTGAAAAGGGGAATGGTCGCAACCGACGGGGTAAGGCTGACCGGAGCGACGCCCAAATGTTCGTCGAAAATCTCCAGTAATGCCTGCCGGCGCCAAAGCCCAATCAATTCCTTGAAAAAAGTCCCCAATAAAGGAGTGATCTTTTCAAAGAGTTTGTACGGGAATTTATCCCGGGCGAGAATACCATACTCCTGTCCTGCAACGGCGTGAGACACGTCATTATAGTTCATGGTAAAATTCAGAGTATCGATATTTTCTTCCTGTCCAACCTGCTGTTCATTACCATAAGTGGCAAGATTGGACCCGATATTTCCTTCCAAGGCACGGACAAACGGGACAACAGTGGTCCGACCTTTGTCGGCTTGAGCAGATAACCGAAGATATAATGCTTCGGGGACCTGCATTGTTGAATCCGTTGTATAAACGCCATCCAAGTAATCGAATGGATCACCCGGAATGGATTCCATCTGGACTTGGGTCTCATAGATTTTAATCTGGAGACCGACATCCAGGGTATCATTAGAAATCAGAGCTACTTTATTTGCCATGAGAATTATCCCTGTTTTTTAGAGAGCCTTTACTTGTGGGACATTAACCCCGAGTTCCTTGGACAGTTTATAATACTGTTCCAATTTCGGAGCAGATCGCCGTAGTTCATGGGAAGGTATTGCAAGTAACGTTTTAAGCTGTTCAGTTTTTTGCTGTTGTGTTAATTGCATTTCAGCTTCACTGGATCCGGATGAACCGGGCGGGAGCGTGTCCGCAGTATCTCCTCTCTGGTTTATTTTTTCCACGACCTCACGAGAGGCATCCACCCTCGCTTTGGTCACTGCGTCTTTGGTTTTTTGGTCCAGAGATCCGTCCCTATTAGACTGAAGTAACATCACTTCATCAAACGAATTAAATGCCGTATTTTTTTGAAAGACGCCTTTTTCATCAAATGTCCCATAACTCTGCAATACCGCAGAAAGCTTGGTATGAACCTCAAGGTCATGGGGCGGTAACAATTTTTGAGCATCTTCCTTTCCAAGAGACACAATTTTAGCGTCGAGATCACTAATTGGAATTGAAGTCTTCCAATAAGGATTACCCGCCTTAGCCTGACTTTTTTGAAAAGCATCCAAATCTGAATACAATCCTATCAAGCTTTCGGAAGCCGCTTTTTTATCCTGAGTCTCTTTGGTGGTTTTGATATCGGATTCAATCGGATTGATTTTTCCTGATAAATCCTGATTCGCTTTGTTCAGTTTTGCATTTTCGTTAGAAAGATGCGTAAGCTGATCTGCCACCGCTTTATCATATTTGGCTTTAGAGGCCAAATAATCTACACCGAGATAATCCCCGTCTGGGGGTGGTGGTGGTGGAATTAAATCATTTGGATTAACAGGAGAAGTCCTCGTATCCGGGACAATCTCTACACCTGTAGGAGGCTTAGTATCCAACTGAGTTTTCAGCCGGGCATTTTCTTCCTCCAGGGCTTTTTTTTCCGATCCTATTGTGCCCATGCGACTATTGAGGGAATCAAGATGTTCCTTCTGAGAAGCGGCCATATTCTGGGCTTCCTGCGTCGCTTTTAACAATGCTTCCGGGCTTCCATATCCACCGTACTGATCTCCTTTTGAGGGATCTCCAGGATCGTTCGGGTCAGGATCTGTAGCCTTCGGGGCAGCCGGATCGGCTTCTGGATCAACATCAGGCGCATTATTAGTAGAATTATTCGCCAATGCATGGGTCATATCCACCAATTTTTTACGTGCACCCGGATCGTTAATCACATCATTTAATTCTCCACTATCAATCATTTCGGATATTTGGGCCGAGGTTTTACCCTTCAGCGCATCATCCATAGTCTCGACAGTGACAGCTTGAGCATTTTCTACGCCCATTGTAGCTCCTTTTTTTGCTTGCCGGGGGTTATTAGGGTTTCCCCTATCCGGTCAAACTGGTTTATAGAATTTATTTGAATTAAAATTTTCATGTTACAGCACCTGCTCTTGATGCAATGGCTTGGATTTCTTGTTTACCTTGTTGTGGTGTTCCAATTAATTGATCAATGTTCCCAGCCGAAAGAGGTCGGCCGCCTCCTGGTCCCAGTTCATCCTTTCCACTGATATTTGGAGGAACATCTCCTGGAGATAATTTTCCAGTACCTTTAGGCCCACCGCTGGCAATACTGTCAATTAATCTCGTATCCATTTCCTGTCCGGTCATTTTTTGATATTGCAATTGAGCTTGGACCATGGTAACCTGTAAAACAGTAGCCTCATTTGCAAGACGCAATGCGGCAACACTTTTTTCCAACTCCAAGGCTTTTTTAAATTCTTCTTTTTCATCATCGGACGCCTCAATGGTTTCATAAACATTCCCGAAAAACACAAGGGAAATCAAAGGCTTGTCAATCGATTGCTTCATGAGCTCCGCATTAACAATTCGTTTGTTTGTGCGTACATCAATGCCTTTGGGGGATTGAGTAATGATGATTTTGTGACGGGGTAGCCGGCTGATGTTATTCCGGATTCCAACTTCTCCTGTTTCCAAGATCATTCGTTGATTTATATTAATTGGCTGGCCCCCACCTGCCCGAGCAAATTGTCTTTCGGGTCCGGCATAAGTAGATTTGATTTGGGTCAAATATGCTTCAGCCTTGTCATTCTCATGGCGCATTAGTGTTTTGTTGATTATTCCCATGCTGATAATCCCAGCCTCATACTTGGATTGAAAAAGACGGCCGGATTCCTGACCACTCTCCGCACGTCCCTGCTGGGCCGCCTGGACTTTTGACAGCCGATCAGCCATAAAAAGCATTCGGTCTGTGTTTTGAACTAAATCACTGGGAATATGGGACGTAGGAATCTCCAGGAGATATTTTTTTCCTTCCGCCAATTTCCCGTGTTCAGTCCATATACGAGCAGCCGCACTATTCCAATTGAGTTCAATCTCCTGCATTTTTTCTGGATCACCATCAACAATTTCCGGATCTATGAAAAACGAACCACGGGCTGCTCGGGATCTGATATCAGCCATATCCATTTCGTTTTTATTGATGTTGATCTGCGGATCATAAAGCAAATCACCGAGACCACGATATTGACCATTAAAACGGGTAATTCCCCAGAAAAAGAAAGGCAGGCGATCAACCTGGATTTCATGAAGCCGATCTTCTAACAAAAATTGATATCCCAAGGCAGGGATAATTGAAGTTACATAATATCGATTCAGCTTTTGCTTAATCCATGTGATCTCGTCGTCACCAAGACCATTTTTTTCAACATAACGCTGTTTTCCTTGAACATCAGTCTCCGGGAAAGGAGTGCCATTTCTGAGATCATATTCCCACCAACGCTCCTCTTCACGAATATGATGCCATTCAATCACAAGCCATTTAGATCCCCAGCGGGTATCCACATAAGGATTTAAATAAATATCTTGGGGCCCAAACTCAGGGCCTTCCTTCAGAATTTTTTCCTGATGCTGTTTTATTTCCTCGGATTTATTGGGATAATGATCAATGATTTCATCCGGATCATAATACCCGAATTTAAACAAAGATTTTAAATCCCGACCATCCGTGCTTTTCCAGCTTGGATCCCGGAGTAGCATAAAAGGATCCTCAGAAACATACCCAACATTTCCCATGGGATTATACCGATCAGATACGATCATGCGCTCACACCCGACATGAGTAATTCCCTTGACCAAAAAATCCACCTTACTGGCATCCCAGTCCATGAGCTCCTTATCCGAATACATGATGTCCTGAGCCTCAAGAGTCAGGGAATCAATTTCCCCGGTCATGGGCTCAAACTTCATATCGAAATCATTTTTGAGAATCATGGAGGCCATTGATTCCACTTTATCGGAAACAATGTTGTAGGTGGGGGCCTGCCGGCCTTCTGCCCTCAGACGGTCAACGATATATTGCGGCCATTGAGCATAATCAGCGCCCCAAAAAAGCCGCATGTTTCGAATCATTCGCTCACGATCAGTGCGCCAAAAATCGTGATATTTGTTATAGAGGCTGTAAATCCAACGAACCTTTTCCTCATCCGTCCCAGAAATTACCTGTTGACGCCGGATAAGTAGGTCTGGATAGGTGATCGGTTGGGTAACCGCACCCGCCCCTTCGAAAGCAATATCGCTGGGAGCAATTGGAGGCATTAAAGTTTGATACCCTTTAAGGTTGGTTCCAAACAGTATTCAATCAGCCCTTCAGCCGAAGAATAATCTTTTTCAATGGTTTCATCCATTCCAGATTGATAATTGTATTTCCGGACACCGAATGTAACCACTTCTTTTTGATCAATGGTTTTTCTCTCTACGATAATCTCGAAAGTAACGCGCCCGTCCTTTTTTTCCATGTCAGTAATCGGAAGAGCGCTGGCCTTCATTTTATCCCGGCCGTAGAAATTCAGCTGAGTATCATCACCTGTATCTCCGACAGGAATCATAGCGTCGCTGCCTTCCTTTTGAGGGACGGCCTGGCCGAGAGTCTTGCTAAGGAGAATTTGTTTTTTCTCCTTTTTACTGAGACCTGCCATATGCATTTTTAATTCCTTTTTTTAAAGAAACAATTTAATTGAAAAAAAATGGGGATGAGTGACCATCCCCATCGATTACATCATTGGCTTATCACTTGATCCATGCGAACTTCCATGCATCATGCCTGGTTTGGTGGCATTGATATCCGCCAACACACCGCCTTCACCTGCACTTACAGGCATCTGACGTTGATATCCCTTTTTGGTTTCGGGTTCAACATCGGTCAAATAAGGTTGGGCTTTCGTGGCATCAGAAATGGTCTGATCACCGGCTTTCCCAGGAACGTATGGGTTCTTAGGTCCGCCCTCATATAATTCGCCTCCGCCATAGTTTTTCATCTTAACCTCCTGGTTAAATGTTTAACTGGTAACTTTCAACTTTGACGGGCATTTCCTCGCCAAAATCGATTGTTCCCTTTTTAAGTGTTTGTAAAAATGCTTTTCCGCCCACGACATCAACTTGCCAAATGGTCCGGCAGGTGGGGCATTGTAAAATGATATATTGATTGATTTTATCGTCGATGCTGAAGAATTTCCGTCCACATTTAGCATCAGGTTTGAATTTCCCTTTTATTGTTTTTGGTCTGATGGCTGGACATTGGATTGTTTTCATAAAAAAAAAGGCCCGTTTAAGCTTACCATGGGCATCTGCCCACGGCTATTTAAACGAGCCATAAAATCGGGGTTACTTTACTATAATATATTCTTTTTTTGCAAACTTCAACCTAATTTAATAGGCAGATGGTAAGTTTTTTTCTGATCCTCCTTTCCACCCTTGGCATCCTTCTCCTTAATTGTGACCACAACCAGGTATTGATTCTTCTGATCCTTGCCGAGTCTAAAGCTTAAACCATGTTTGTGCAACACAAATTGCCTATCTGAGTCCGAAGCGGTTTTTGATTTCATGACCTCCAGGTCTTCGGCCGGTAATTTGTCCGCACAAAATGCTTCGATAAGCTTTTTAGATTCAAATTTCAACCTTTTTTGAAGGACTTGCACCCGGGCCTCATCCTTTTTCTTTTCTTTTCCGATTAGCTTTTTAGAGAGTTCCTGCGCATCTTTTTGGGATTGGCTACCAGTTTCAAACTCAGACCACATCCCGGCATGCCCATTAATGCAAATGCCCATGGTAGTTCCCTTGCCCTCCATTTTACGCTGGGTTAATTCTTTTGATTTGCAGTAAGGGCAATTGTACCCAGCATAAATTCTGAATAATTTGGCGATTTCTTGCTTGGTCATCTTGGGCGGAGGAGGCGGAGGATCTTCCTTTTTGGGTAAAATCTTGGTGCTTCCATCTGGCAACACAATCTTTGCTTGCTTGTCTTTTTCCTGGAATCCACGGCCAGTATTGGGGTTAATAAGTTTGCTCATGGGTTTTCCTTTCTGGTTATTTGGAAGCCCAGAGCATCTAGCATGCCCATTTGTGCGACCCAATTCGATACTTCCCTTTTAATTTCTTCTTTCTTGAAACTATATGGGATTATATTAACCATTTGTGCGGCTAACTCCTCTGCGGTCACTGGCTTTTGGCTTAATTTAAGTAAAATACTCTTTGGCGTTAGCGGCTCGGCTCCTTTATTGTTAGTCATTTCTCCCCCTCGATCTCAATCACAATCCGCCGCTTACCGTTTTTGTAGGTGAATTTGATTATTTTGGCTGGAATTAGTGTTTCGTGCGATTTTTTAATATAAAGATTAGGTACAATGGCAGTGCCATCCCCAGGAAAAACCCATCTCATAGAAGTTCTCACTTCCGGCCATTTAGTCTTTGGCATTGGCTTCCTCCTCGCTCTCTTCTTCCAGAATGGCTTTAAGCACCATTTCAAAAACGCTCATCATTCGGCATTGGTTGTTTAGTATGAGGGTGGTTTCCGGGGATAGGTTGTGTATAAACTTAAAATCATGCGTTTCCTTTTGCCCGTACTTCAGTGAGTGAATCTCAGCAGATAGCTTGTCTTGGTGTTCTTTTTTCATTTTCCCTCCTTTTTTAGAGTAATTCAGTTCTAATATTTTTGGCTTCTTCCAAAAGTTTTTTTAATTGTTTTTCATAATAGGCAATTTGTTGTTCAGTCTCATATAAAGCTTTTTCTTTGTACCATTTTTTAACTTGATTCTGCCAGTCGGAGGTTTCTACAATGTCCATGGCCCATTCAATACTATTTATGGCCATAGCCCACACGAACATCCAATTTGGAGGATATTGAGTCTCACCGCAAACATTAACGCTTAAAGGTATAGTTTCAGTCATCCCTTCTCCTTCGGTTCCCGGATTTCCACGGCCTTGGGATTTCCCAAAAGCGCAGGTATTTCCGCTTTGATTATTGTCATTCCATCTATTTCATTAACCCCACAATCCGCTGGGTACAATGGGATTCTTAATTCAATTTCCTCTAAAAGCCGGGCGACATCCATCGGATGAATCAGGACAAAATTAGGTTTCTGCATCATGTTCTCTGCCTCAAATTTGGCAATACTGACCTTGGCAAACATGCTCATCCTAATAAAAAATCTTGGTGAGACTTGGTATTTGGCAACATAGTTTTGGCGGTTTTGAGTTGCTGTCTTCTTCTCTGCCGGTATTTGGTATAGGGCGGGGGCACCTGAATCGGGGAAAGCTTCCCCTGATTCCGGAGAGCGCTGACAATATTAGCCAAGCACATGCATAACCCCACCCCTTTTTTTTGAGGCTTATCCTTCTCGATTTCCCATGTCAAGACTTGACGATCAAATATCGGACAAGCTGTGTGCACAATTATCATTCCAAGTTTAAACATTTTATTTGCCATTAAAATAGATCCATTTTCATCATAATTCACGTTTTCCCTGAGTCTTATTTTGAATTTATTCAGCAAATTTGAAATGGTTTTCCCTTCACCAAACATATCCTTTGAGCCAAATACCCGGGAACTATAATGTACCTGGCCCCATTTCCGGACCAGCGGGGTTATGGATTCGGCCGTGGGGTTCTTCATCACAAATTCATGGTGCACAAAAAGCTTTCGAAGGGACATATCCCAAACCGTGAATAGCCCACTGATTGAGTAATTCTTGTCCATATAGAGCGCTGAGAACGTTGCGGTGCTGCGATCAGTGATATTTGTCCAATTGACATTAAAGTATCTCTTGGCCGGCTTTTTGTCGTTCAGGAGCTTATCAGGATTATAAGCCTCCCATACCCGTTCGGCGCCCACCAGCTTATCCACGGCCTGGCTGGATTCATCCACCTGGTCATCATGGAGACCCAAAGGGAATACCGCATGTTCATCAATGAATTTGTGCACCCAAGGTTTATAATCAGGATGAGGCAAATAAATATTCCCGTTTTCTACTTGGACCGAATATGGCATGGCCCGGGCAGTTTTGGAATCCTTGGGATTGACCCCGATAATACTGGGGATTTTCCGTTTCATGCTGGATATCACGGCTGGTCCATTGGCTTTTTCTTCAATGTATACCGCCGATGGCTGGCCGCTGCGCTTGTATAAAAATTCCACCCGTTCACAGGTTTTCACGAAATCGTATTGGCCATGATCTTGTTCGATCAGATATAATTTTTCCTTGGCTTTAGCCCAGTGTCCGCCTGCCACATAATCATTTTCCTCCAGGTCTTTAAATGACATATCCCAGCTATTGATGTGACGCTCATGCCGTTCGGGCAGCTCCTCAATAATTGCATGGAATTCCTTACCTTCGGTATTCTTCAATTTAATTGGGGGATATTGATCCAATTGCCCCCGGGGAACCCAATAGCGCCACCACCAGCGTTTAAAAACTCCACCCTCATCCGGACTGGGCCGTTGCTGAATCTGACCGGCAAACTGATAGGATCCCATTTTTTTCTTGGTGTCATCCATGTAGTCCATGTCAAATCGTTTCGGGAAAAACAGGCCTTCCACATACTTTTTCTTGACTTCCGGGGGGCTGATGTCCTGGGATTCCATTCCGGGTAGGCAAATGTGTTTGTATTTGGTGCCATCCAGTTCCAGGACATGGCCAGTCAGATCATCTTCGTGAAGGCGCTGCATCACAATAATCCTAACCCCGACCTTCATATCATTGAGCCGGGTATGCATTGTGGTAGTCCACCAATCATTTGCGGCCTTTCGATAGGCGTCTGATTGGCCTTGCTGGGCACTAAGCGGATCATCACATATAATGAAATCACCACCTTGACCGGTTGCGGATCCACCCACGGAAGTGGCAATGCGATGACCAGACTGATCATTTTCAAAATGGCTTTTAACATTCTGGTCACTGACAATTGTGATATTATCCCACATCCGCTGATACCAGAGAGTTTGAATAAGGCGCCGGCTTTTTACAGCATGTTCAAGGGCGAGGTCCCCAGAAT